TGGCGCGTCATGGTGGCAGGTGTCGTTGTGGTCGCACATGTTGCAGGGCCAGCCGGTAGCGATAGTGCTAATGCGGCGCGGCGGCTCTGTCATGTCAACAAGAGCAATGGCGCGTTCTTTAATCTGCGCGGCATGCTCTGGCACGTACGGAATAACGAGCATCAAACGCGCATCGTCGTTTTTGTTCTCTGCGGTATACAGTGTCCAATGGACTCCCCAAGCATCCATGTAGCGCTGACACTGCGCATAGTGCTCGTACTTGTGTTCGATAAGGCCGACGTTAAAACCTTGTGCGTTTACCTTGGAAATGTTCTTAAAACTTTTATCATTGTGGGTTTTGTTCTCCCACAATGCCCATTGACCGGCTGGAACGTCCGGGCAGTTCCATGCGAAGCCATCACATGAACCCGCTTCGTGCCCTTTGTATCCGAGGAAACGAAATTGCTTGCCGGTGTTCTGGTCAATAGTGCGCAGTTGAATGCCGCCCTTTTCCAGATATTTTGCTTGGGTTACTTCCGCCTCATGCCCGTACGCGAAAAGTCGCTTCATTCGCGGTTCATGGATTTTCAGCGTGTACCAGCGCCAGTCGTACCAAATTGCACGCGGGCACTTTTTGCCGATGTTGGACGCCCCGAAATGGTTTCTAAACGGGTCTTCGTCTTCGAGTGCTAGTGCGCAATCCGTATACTGCATCGAATATTGCGCGATGGTGATTGCAGACATTGCCGCCCCTTAGATAGAAAAGCCGGGCGAACCCGGCTTGTCGTTTACAGACGCTTACCAGCCGCCAGTGTTACCAGCCGCCTGACCCGGTTGCTGCTGTTGCGGCTGGGGCGGTTGCCCCTGTGGTGCAAACTGCTGGTTCGGCTGTGCCAGCGGCGGTTGTCCCGGCTGGCCCGGCATCTGCTGCTGTGGGGGCTGACCCGGCTGGCCCGGCATGTTCGGCATGCCCTGCTGCGGCGGCGCGAAGTTCTGCGGCGGCTGTTGCTGCTGACCGGAAGAACCTTGCTGGGCACCCTGGGAGTCCGCAGGGGCACCCGCCGTTTGCGGTGAGTATTGCCCAGCCGGTGCCATCGCACCCGGAGCATTCTGCGCTTGGCCCTGTTGGTCCGAGTTTACGGCGCCCGGCTGCGTCGAGCCAGGATGGGGGAAGTTTTGCCCCGGTTGCTGTTGCGGCGCGTACTGCTGTTGGGGCTGTTGCTGGCCGGGCATCTGCTGTGGCATCTGCTGTGGCATCTGCTGTTGCGGCGGCATCTGTTGCATGGGTTGCTGCTGCATCGGTTGCTGCATCGGCGCATGCTGCGGCATTTGCTGCAGGGGCTGATTGGGCATTTGCTGCATTTGCGGCTGCATGGGCGGCTGCGATTGCGGCGCATAGCCACCCGGCATCCCGTTTCCCATTTGCGGGCCCTGCGGCGTCACCATCACGTTATAGCCCTGGGGCTGTTGCGACTGCTGGTCCAGCGCCGCGTCAAATGGCTTGTACCCTTTGAGCGTGTTGCGTGGCTCGAAGGACGCTTTTTCTTGCTCGGTGGCGTCTTTCTTGGGCTTGGACATGCCAACTTTGATGCAGGCGTACGCATTGAACACGTCCTGCGGGCCGGTCAGTTGCTTACCGACGGCGTCTTGTAGGGCGCGCAGATCGCGGCGTGCGATTTCCTGCGTCTGTTCGTTGTTGTGAATGATGTTCATGCCTTCGAACACCTTACGCCCGGCGAACGGACCACCGTAGATCGTCCATTCGATCACGAACCGCTTGTTGCCTTGACCGCTCTGCGCGTCTTCGATGCTGGCTGCGGTAGCCTGTGCGTTGTACCACGCAGGCGGCAGGGTCTCGAACGGCTTGTTGGCTTCGTACTCGTTGACGTTGAAGCCGAACGACTGCGCGCCTTGCTGCTGTTGTGCGTAGCCCTGCGGGTATTGGCCTTGCTGTTGCGGGTACTGGCCTTGGGGATAACCGTTGTTCATCGCTTAATGCTCCGTTAGCTAGTTGCGATTTTCTGAAAGATTGCAGACAGGTTCGGTTGTTCCCAAACTTCGAGAACACCCGATCTATCTTTTACATCGTCCGGGCTGATGCGCTGGCACTGTAGCATGTGCTGGCGAATTCCGGTGTTTGGATCGACAAAGACTTGTGCGCGGAACAGTTCATCAAACCAGTAAGGCGCGTCCTTGACCAGTTGTTTTCCGGGCATGCTGGGTGCCCATTTCATCGCACCCGTCATTTCGTCTTTAATGTATTCCTCTTTAAAGGTGAATACTACGTTGCGGCCCGGCAAGTCGCGGAGACTTTTAATCCATGGCGTTAACTCTTGCTGCATTTCGCCATAGGCTTTTCGCCCGTCGCGATTCGACAAAAGTTTTTGCTCTAGGATTTTCTCCGCAAGCTCGCTGATTGAGTCAACGCCGACCGATGCGAACTGCCGCGCTTCGTTCGAACCATTCAGCCACGCGATAGCGTCGCGGAAGTCGTCGAGCGTGTTAACAATCAAACCGTGAATGTTGTACTTACGCAGTGACAACATTCCCGATTCAATCGAAAGCACGAACGGATTCGGCATTGTCGCGATGATGGAAGTTTTGCCCACACCGGCAGCACCATAAATACCGCACTTAACGCCGTGCATATTCTGGTACTGGTCAGTTGTGAACCAATTTAGTGCCATGGGAACCCCTTAAACCTTGCGGGTGATTTTGGGCGGTGCCGGGCTGGTCTTAACGGCCTTGTCCAGCGCACGGCGGTCGGTTGCGGAAAGGTCTTTGTAACCGGACAACGAAAGTTCGGGTTTGTACTTAATGGCCGCTGCGCGACCGGCTTCGGACATTTTCGCCAGCACTTCGGGAAGAATCTTTTTGTCCAAAGTGTAGTTCTGACCGAATTCAATTTTCATGGGAACGCCGGAGACTTCGACGTGTTGCACGCCTTTGGCGTCGGCCCAATTGGCGCCGAGTGCGGCGAAGCCAAGGGACTTGCGGATTTCGCTGTTGCGCTCTTTAAGAGCGTTCATCTGCAAATCATTGCTTTCGATTTCGGCCAGAAGAGCGAGAACGTCGTTAGTGGTGTACATGTGTGGAACCCTCTGTGGTTGTGGCGGTGTGCCGTGCTGGTGTTTGCCATCTTAGGCACGTGCGCCGAGGGAGTCAACAGGTATTGCAGATATTTTTTGCGGAATTTGCTTGCGGTGCCGGGGCGGCTTCCGTATCCTGGCCGGCATACCTTACCCGTCTTGCCCCAAGAGTGCCACACATGAACACGACCCACGTAGAACCCCGCTCGCTGATGCTCGAAACCGTCGTTGCCTATATAAAGGCAAGCGAGCTTTCGCACGACCGCTTGGCCCTTCAATGCAACGTTCCGAGCGGTTGGATTCGCTCTGTACGTGAGAACCGGACGCAGAAGCCGGACATAAACCGCGTTGAGCACATTTTTATCAACTTCTGTAATGGCTCCGTCCAAGTCTCCAAGTAATCCGAGGGGCGCAAGATGCACGCCATTGATAGAAACGGAGCTTTTCCTGCCGAGCTATTAGACGCGCCCGTTTGGTGTGTAGCTGGCCCGGACGAAGACGGAAAGCACAAAATTCCGGTGAACCCTTACACTCGCGAAAACGCTAGCGTATCGGACCCGTCAACCTGGGGCACGTTTGAAGACGCCTGCGCAACCGCTATTGAAATGCGCTACTTCCTGTCGAACGGCTCGCCTGCCGTCGGTCACGTGCTGCGTATTCAGGATGGCATTTTTGTTATCGACTTCGACAAGGGGTATCAATCCCGCGAAGTCTGGCAGACGCAGTGCCAGTTGCTCGAACTGTTCGACACGTACGTCGAAGAGTCGCAAAGCGGCCAGGGTTTGCACGCCTATGCACGCGGCTTCCTGTTCAAAGGAAAACGGTTCAAGTCCGCATCCGTTGAAATCTACGGGCATCAGCGTTTCATTGTGGCGACTGGCGAAGCTATCGACGATAGCGAAATGTCCGACCACTCGTTAACGCTGCCTCATTTCCTGGCACAGCACGCGCCACCGGAAGCGCAATTTTTCTTCAATGATAGCGCGCCTTTTGTGGCCGACGTAATGGAACGCCTGTCAGAGAACACGTTTATTGTCGACGCGTTCTTGACCCCTGGCGGCTACGCCAATTTCTTTGCGGATCGAAGCATTGCCGATTCCGTGTTTATGAAAGAAATTTTGCGGAAGTGCCCTAACCACATTCAGGCGCTTGAAGTGTTTTCGCAATCGCCGATGGGCCAGCGCGCCAAATGGTACAAGCGGGAAGATTATCGCCGCATGACGCTCGAAGCCGCAGCGCTCGAAGTAGAACGCGACATGAGGGAAGAGGCTGCACTAGCGCAACGCTTCCTGGCAGCCTGCGTGCCCCCACTGCCAGAGGTTCCGATAGTCCCGCCCGCTCAAAAGCAAGAACTGCCGAAGCCCTTTACTGTGGCAGACGCCCCCAAGGAATACGACGCGCTTAACTATCTGCCGCCTGAAATCGCCATTCGCGTGCAACCGGTGCGAATGATCCTGGGCATCACCGAACAGATTCCGAGCGCGCAACACCTGTTGCAGATGAAACCTTACCCGTCTGGCTACTACGCCGAAGGCAAAGCGCCCTGGCTTGAGTTTGAAGTAGGCAAGGACAATCCGCACTTTATGTCTGTGCCTCTGCCCGGCTTCCTGGGAGAACTGGCCGCGCAGATTTCCGGCACCTTTCACCGCCCAAGCATTCGCATTGCAGAACTCGCCGCCTTGCAGATTGCGCAAATGTGCATCGGTCGCGGTGCTGCAACAGACGGCAGCGGCCTTAACACTTATCACATGATGACTGGCCCGTCTGGTATCGGTAAGTCAACGGCACGCGGCGCGGTGATTTCGTTCCTTAGCACCCTGGCAAGCCGGTACGACTTACGCGGCTTTAGTGTGATCGACAAGCCCAAGAGTCGCGAAGGTCTTCACGGTGCCATCATGCGTGCCGATGCTCCGCAGGTTCTCGTGACTGTCGACGAAGCGCAAAAATTCTTGGCCGATGTGAACATGGGGGCGAAGACTGGCGGCGTGGCCTCTGGCATTGCCACACTGTTGACGGACGCATACGACAAATCGGACTTACACCAAAAACTCTTAGGCTCCGAGGCTTCCAAGCAAGAGAACTCGACGCAGGACGTTGAGCGCCCGTTCGTGGCGCTAAACATGTTCGGCATTCACGACGAAATGATTTCTAACCTAACACGTGAGCTTCTGTCGAACGGCTTTATGTCACGGCTGCTGATTACTCACGTAAGGTACGAAGACGTTGCCGAGAACATGCAGGAATTCCGCACCACTCAACTAACCTTTCCGCAAGAGATTTACGAACGTTGCGCCCACATCTGCCGATTCTTCGCTAGCACTGGCTCTGCCGAGGCCATGCCGTTTGAAGTGTACTTGCCGCCGCACGTTCGCCGCGCCCACACTAAGTTCTCTGATTGGGCATACCAACTGTCGAGCCTGCAAAACCGCCCCTACTTCAACCGTGCTTCACTAAACGCGCTCAAGCTGGCTTCCATCGTTGCCATCTTTAACGATCCGCGTGCATGTGTTGTCACCGAAGAGCTTTATTTTTGGGCGGCACGTTGGGTGCTGTGCTCGCTAAACGTGATTGAGGGCGCCATAGCAAGCGGCCACACTGGTGACACGCACGAAGCAATGCGCCGGGCTGTTACGTCGCGCCTCATGCTTTATTACCAGACCTACCCGACCGAAAGCGCACGCCGCCACGCAGCAAAAGAACTCGGCTTGACGCCAGATGTTGCCGCGACTGGCCTTGTGCCTCTGGCATGGCTACAAAAACAGGTCTCGGCCATTACTGCCTTCCGCCAGGGCTTTTACGCGAACCCATCGCGCAATCTGCAAGAAATCCTAAAGGTCATGGACGGCAACGGCGAGCTAGGCTTTTACCATCAAGACCACAAAGGCCGCTTTGAATACATGGCGCCGAACGGCAAACGCATTCTGGTGAAAGCTAGCCTAATCGAATGCGGCGAGTTGATCCGGCTCAACCTGCGGTCGCAAGGCGTTGAGGGTTCCGGCGATGAAAATTAAAGCGCGCTGGTCCATGGGTTACAGCATAAGTCACCGCGTCGCCATGTGCGGCGTGTGGGACGGTGATTGCCTGATAGGCACCCTTTACGTGTTCGCTACCTGGGAACAGGGCGAACGCGTGTTTCTAGGCAGGCTTGAGGAAGGCGCACAAACGATAAACGAAGTGTTGGCAGACATTGAAGCGTTGAAGAAATGGACGCAGCCGCATATGCCGACAAACGGTAGCGAATAGCGCTTGTGTGTTTGGCGGAATCGCTTTAACCTACACACATCAACAACGCACACGGAGTTACGTCACATGAACCGCATGAACCGCTCGCAAGTCGCTGCCCTGCAAACTGAACGCGCTAAACTGCTGCGCTGCCTGCTGGCTAAGCATTTGAAAGGTCTGGCAACCGAAACTGGCGCCCGCTTCCAGTTCGTTACCGGCATCGAATGGCGGCTGGTGCGCGGTGCAAGCATGCGCCTTGACCTTCAAAACCTGCCCGCTTAATGCGGGCTTTTCCTCTGGAGTCCAGCACATGGTCGAAACAGTAACGCACATGAGTTCACACATGGATTTGCAAGGCAATGCCGCCGTCACGGTGGTGACTGATGTCGGGCGTGTTCATGTTCATTATCGGCACATTGCAGAATGGATCGAACTCCCGCCCGTTCCTGGCACTGTTGCCGAGGGCAGACACCATCGTGCAATAGTAGAAGCACGCCAATGGTACGACGAAGGCTACAGGTCCGGGCACAACGACCGGGCAAAAGGTCTAGAAATGCACATTGGCGAATATTCGCGAATGCCGGACCCGTGGCGCGAAGGCTACGATGCTGGCAAAGGTAACTACCCCCACAAGTTCACTAAAGAGGTATCGACAAAATGAACGAAGTCACTAAAGAGCTGGTACTAAATCTTTCGCTGGAAATGTTCCGCGACGCGGTCAAGGTACATTATCAACATGGCGTGCAAGAGGGCACCGGTCTTAACTTTCACAACATCGCCCGTGACAGCGTGCAAGCTGCGCACTCGTTCTTTCGCGTAGCGAATCAAGAGCTGTACACGCCCGAAAGCGGCGCCGCGACCCATCGCGAGAAATACTGGTGGGCGTTCGGTTGCGGCTTTGAACTCGGCGTTTCCGGCAAGCCACTTAACGAGCCGGAAGCCCGCGAGACGTACAAAGATGCGCCGGAACTCTTCGACGCCTTCGTTAACGGCTGGCACAGCGGCGACGAAAAACGCGCAAAGACCCTGGCCCGCGCTAACTGATTCACGCGATTACGACAAACCCGCTTCGGCGGGTTTTTCTATGCCCGACGAACGGTAGGAAATATATTGCGGAAAGACTTTGCATGTCGTGGGTGTCTGCGTATACTGAGACCATCAGCAACGCAAACGGAGCGAAGCAAAATGAACAAATTCACCAACGACAGCGAAATCCTGGCCCTGCAAAACAAGCTGGCCGCAGCCCGCGCCAACACTCGCGAAGCCGAGGACACCGGTTGCTCTGATTCGCTGATTTGCGAACTAATGGACGCAGAAGACGCCATCATTAACCAACTGTTGGCACTTGGCTGCCATCGCCGCGATTGCTAATCATCCCGCCCGGTGAAAGCCGGGCATCATCACCAGAGGCCACACGTTATGAAATACACCGAAGAGAAAGCCCTTTACTTTGCCGCTAAGCCGTCCGCTCTGCATGTGGCACCGGTTGAAAAGCTCAAGCGCACGACCCTTTGGGGTATCGTCTCCAGCGCGGTCACTGCCGGCCATATGGAAAAGTGCGGCGAAGACGACAGCGGCGAATATTTCCGCGCCACCGTTGACGGGCAAATACGTTTGCTCGAACTGCAAATTCAGTGGCGCCAACGCAACGGCAAAGACACCACCGAACAGCGCGACGCGCTCCGTCAACTTCAACTGGCGAACTAACATGAAACTTCAAACCAACATCAGCAAGACTAAAGACGGCCAATACTTCGTGATCGTGCGTTGCCCTGGCTATCCGCACCTCACGCGCCGCACCAGCGCTTACACCCTGATTGACGCCAGGGAAGGTGCGAAGTACCTTAAAGCGGTCATAACCCGCCTGTTTACTGCGCAGAAGCTTGAGTGCCAAGCCAAGCCCAATCCGAGGTTCGCAGCATGAGTAACTACGACAATCAGAAGAGCATCGCCGAAGCTTACGTGTCTAGCTTCGATTTCGACAAAGCCGCAGACGCGTTCGAGAAGTGCATACCGCTATTAGATGAACCCGATGTGAATATGGCATCTGTGCCGAAACGCATCCTGAAAGGCGCGATACGTGAAAGAATTCGGATTCTTCGCGGCGAGTAAATCGCAGACAAAAAGAACCCCGCCAAGTGCGGGGTTTTCTTTTGCTGGGATACCAGAGGCATTCCTTTGCCAACGCTAGCGGGCGTATCTCCGAGGGTCGGTGATGGGAGGGACCTTGAAGATTCTGATTATCCATCGAACAACGGTATCTGGCAAGGGTGCGGCACTCCCTGGGCTGCGGCCTTCGAACGGTGCATTTCGTGAGCCGTCACAATCTCGCATAGCTCGAAAAGTTGGGGCGGTGTCGGGGCATTGCCCTGTAGATCGTGCCAAAAGTAGCTATCCGATCCGGGGTGCCAGAACAGGTCGGCGCTCACTCGAACAGCCCTGGCACTGACGCCCGCAGCTTGGCCGAAGGGCGCAGTTCTACAGGCTCGGCAGCGGCCCGGAGCCTCGCCAGGACGCGCTCCAAGTCGTCGGCGTCGAGCTGTGCCAGGGTCGACCCCTGGCGGCTGCGGCCTAGCCATTCGGCAAGCCTGATGCGCTGCTGTGTGAAGTCTAGCCGGTGGCGGTACGTGTACTGATGCCAGAGGGGCGCTGTCTCCCGGTACAGCTTGCGGTCTGCGTGCGTCCTGAGAATGCCCGTCGGAATGTTGGTGTACTCGTGCATATAGCACCCGGCGCCGCATTCCTCGCAACGATACATAAACGGCCAACCGACGTTTTCGCCCAACACGTGGCGCATTTCGACAGCCTCAACCGAACCGGCACACCATCGGCAGCGTGTGGGAATCGGCAACGGATTCTTAACGGCGCGACAGTGGGCCTGTGATGGATTGTCAGGCGAGTAGCCGCCCCATGCTGCGACAAGCTCTGCCGGCCAGTTCATGCCCAGCCCATCCCTTCCGGCAGCTTGTTGCCCCATTTTTTATTGGCAAGCAAAAATGCGCGGTTATTGCGAGCCTCATTCGCTTTCGTCGTGTAGTAGAACTCCGGCTTTCCAGTAGTCGAGCCGAGGGCGAAACGAAACAGCGCGCCGCGTTCAACAAGCTCTTTCAGCACGCGTCCGACCGTTGCTTCTAGCGCCTTCACGGCAAACGCCTTGCGTACCTGGGGAGCTTCGCAAATGTGCTTGACCGTCAACGCAGCGGGCGCCCGGTAAATCAGGTCCGTTAGTACCTTCTCGCGTTCGTCCTTTATTAGCTCCGGGTCAACACGCTTCGGCGCATTGCGTTGCTCGGTTCGATAGTGGCGCACATAGCAGGTATGGGAACAAAAATTCTTATAGCGTGTGAATGCTGGCACGCCGTTCCCGCATGCCTTGCAATGGTCGATCACCGGACTATTCCGCATGTCCCGCAGTGGCCGCGATGTGTCCTTGCCTTCGATGTACTGTGGCAGGTAGTCGGGAATCCATTCGGCCATGCGCTTTAGGTCTTCCCATGTGGCGCCTTCGGCAATCGCGTTCCAAAAGAGCAACGGGTAAAAATGGCCCATAAAGCCCGAAAGCGCATTGGCAGGCACGTACCCGGCTGCAACTAGACAGTGATCGCACGACCCGGACTGATAGCGGAACGGCTGTTGTTCCTTGCCACAATGGCGGCAATCAGCAGTAGGCGTTTGCAAATGCGTTACCGTCCGTTGTACCAGTGCCCGACCGATTGCGGCTAGCTGGATTTTAGGAAGGCTTGCGTCTACGTTATAGAATTCGATTTCTACTTTCTTAACCATTAGTGAACCCTCTTTCGTGCTGTGGAGCGCTAATTGGCTTGTGAGGCCGAAAAATGGCCTGTGACCTAAAAGCGGTTTAAAGACGTGAATGCCCAGCGTAGCCTAGAAATCAGCGGCTGTCACCTTCAATGTGCCTGATTTGTGAGAAAATAATGTGAGGCTCTGCATAAAGCCCTGCAACGCTGATTCTAGAGCTATTCAGACGCTTACGCTCAAAGGGCTGTGTCTGATTTTTACATATCATACGTCACATTTTGGGGGTGGGGGGTGTCCGAGAAGGATTAGGGGACACAGCGTCAGTCCGTGCATCACGAACCAATTAGCGCCGGGTCTGGAGATTTCAGCCAATTAGCGAGGGAAAGGGTAGGGGAGAACCCAAAGGGGGTATATAAATAATATAATATTAATGTTTAATTTATATCTATATAATATTTAATTCCCATTTAATGCGGTTCTCATGTCTCACAACGCTTAGTGAGATTCACAAAGGGCAGCCGTCAAGAATTGGTGACGCCGGGCGCTTGCCAGGATTCATGCGGGTTTCAGGTCTCACATTACCGACGAAGGCCGATTATTAACGTTTGGTGCTCGCCAGGGCCAGGACGCCGGGTCAGATGCAGGCTGAGACCGCCAGGGACGGGGCGCCCTGCAACGATCACCCCTAGCCGGTACGGATGCCGCACCTAGCGCCTCAACGTGGCACAGCGGGGCGCTATGGCGTTCCTGATGAACGGTTGCAAAGAATTGCGGAAAGGGCTTGCATAGATTCGGCGATGGGTTATGATGTGCGGACTGAAACGCGAAATTACTCGCACAACAAAGGCAGGACGTAACATGGCACGCAAAGAACTGATTTACAGCGTCGACAAAAGCACCAACACCATTGTTCGTGTTTCCCGCTCTTATCTGGCCGCGCTGGAGTTCGTAGACGACAGCATGTACATCTGCACCTCGCCGCTGTCTGGCATGAAGAAAGGCGACGTTATGGCCGAAGTAGGTGACGTGCTGTGATTACCTGGGGGTTGTATGGCCGCGACTTTGAACAGAAGGCCACCGTCTATTGCTCGTGCTGCCGCTCGCTGATTGCGGTGGACGTGAAACCTAGCGACGCACCGGCAATCGCAGCCGAGGCGAACGCAACTCACCAGTGCCGACAAACGGTCGGTAATTCTTTGCAGAAATAGTTTGCACTCTTGGTGTGTCGCGCACATAATGAGCACACACCAACAACCACCAACGGCAGGACGTAGCATGACACTCCAACACGCCAACCCCGCTAAACGCACCCACGCTTACGAAATGGGCACCGCAACCGTCAAGGTTACTGCCTACACCAACACTCGCGCATCTGCACGCAAGCTGGCCGAAGCTGCCGGCTATGTTGTGCGCGACGTAAACATGATCGGTTGAGGTGTGGAACGATGGACAAGAAAGCGAAAGCGGGCGCAATGATGCGTGCTTACGGTGCTAGCGAAGCGCAGGTTAATAAGTGGCTTGAAGGCTTCAAGGCTGCGGTAGAGAACGAAGACGCCAAAGCCCTTTGCATCGACTCGGCGCCCGACTGGCACCCGCTGCCGATGGACATTTGCATAAGTAGTGGCCTTGTCGAAGACCGCTTAGCGTTTACCGCTCGCACTTCCAGTCACGGCTATATGCGCTTTACCGTTCGGCTTAGCCAATTGGACAACGGCGCAGATGCCAGAGTAATTCAGTGCGAACACCCTATTGCTGTTAGCAGGACTCTAGCAACGTTGCCCGACTGCGGGTGGCTTCTGCCGCAACTGCTGGCAGCGCGTGAACAGTATCAGGCCGACTTGTGGGCCATCATCAAGGGTGACAAGCAATGATTGGTGATTTGGATATACGCAGCATTACCGGACCAAGCATCGCAGAGGAAGACGCGTTTACGCCGCTTATGTCGGACGTGGAGTTCTTTTGCGCCATGGAAGAGCTGGAGAAGACCGAACCTATGTTGGCGGCTAAGTTGCGCAAGCGTAACCGCCATTGGGGACAAGCTCTCAATGCTGCCGATAAAGAACGGGTTAACGCTATTGCGGATCGTGACAGCGCGCAGCGCGTGTTGGTTCGGCAAATTGACAAGTCCGCAGCCGTCAAGCGTGAGCTAGCAGAGGCCGTCGAGTTGTTGCGTTGCTACGATGGCGACGTATACGGTCAACTCGGCGAACAGATACAAGGCTTTATCGCACGTCATGAAAAGGGGGTGAACCGCACGTGAACAAGCTGCACCGCTGGACAACACTCAATCATTCGCACAGAGGTTTACCGATGAAAGCAATTATCGCCGCACTGATGTTTTCCGTTTCCCTGTCTGCCGTTGCTGCTGACACCGCTGCTGTCTACGAAGGTCGGGGCAACATCTATAAGACCAATGCAACGCTGGCCGACCTGCGCACCGTTGAAACGGAACTCAATCAGGACACGCACGGTAACACCCTGGGCATCGCTTCCAACGCAGGCCGCATCACCGTCGTTGAACAAACGAAGGTCGACCGCAGCGAATTCGTGAAGGACCAGCAGCGCCAGGACGCCGCACAACGCGATACCGGCAACAAGGTGGATGGACTCGCGGCACGTGCCGATAGCACCGACCTTGCCCTTATTGGCCACACCGAACGCAACGACGGCCAGGATGCGCGCTTGAACGGCCATGACCAGCAATTAGCCAATCAGGATGCGGTTAACGCCGCTGTGTCGTCTTCCCTGGCTGGCATGTATACGGACATGGGCGGATTGCGCAACGAAGTACGCAAGGCCAGTCGCGAAGCCAAAGAGGCCAAAGCGGGTGCCGCCGTCGCCCTGGCTGTGGCAGCGCAACAATTCAGCACCGACCGCAGCGCAGGCTTTCAAACCGCGATTTCTGCCGGCACTCTCGGTGGCTATCAGGCGCTCGCCATTGGTGCGGGCGGCGCAATCAGCGATACAGTATTTTTGAATGCGGCGCTTTCTAAGGCTAGCAATCAAACGGGCGCCGCTGTATCATTGACCAAACGTTGGTAAACACCACAAGCCCGCCACGTGCGGGCTTTCTTTTATGAGGGCGACATGTATGAAAGCAAAACATCTAGCAGTTTGCATCAAGAACCGCCAGGGCTTCACCATTACCGGGCGTGAGATTGAAGACGGGCAAGTAATCCTGCGTATGCAGAACTTCCGCCAGGGCGACACCAACGTAATCACGCTGGACGCACAAGGCATCAGCCGTTTGCGTGAGTACCTGCAAGCGCTTGAAGCGAAAGCCGGCGTTCCACAAATGACCGCAGAGCAATCGACGCTCATTAGCGACCGCACTCGTGAAGCCTACGTGCATACGCACCGCGAGTGCTGCAACGACGAATGCGGCTGGAAGGGCACCACGGATCGCATGTGCGGTGCGGTTGGTCCTCTGTGTCCTGAATGCGGCGAAACCACGGAGCTTGCAGAAAAGCCAAAGCGCGAACCTGTCCTGGCGCGCCCCGAACACGGTTGCAGCGTTGAAGAGGCGATGGCGCTCACGATGGAACGTTACGGCCAGCCGGGCGGTGCGCTCGAACAATTGGCGGAACTGGAGCGCAAGGAAGAATGTCGTGATTGTGGCGACACTGGTTGGTTTTACGCAGAACGTGATCTGGGGCCGTGCCACTGCGAGAAGGGGCAAAGCAAATGAGCACGCTCATGCAGTATGTGAACCAGCAACTGACCCAATTAGAAGCCGAGGCGCAGAGTTCGCCATTAGGTGAACGGAAATTCGGTGCGGCGGGCAAGTTCGTACAAATCCGCGTCGGCCCTGGCTATCGGCAGTTTTACACCGAGGCTGGCAAGTGTGACGAAGACGCGGCAGTCGAACACATGTGCCGCATCGCTCGCATCCTGCATTCGCGCTTTCGAGTAGACACGAAATGGCAGACGTGCGAGAATTGCAAGGGCAGCGGGTCGCATAACTTCGGCCCTAAGCGCATGGTGAAATGTAACGTTTGCAGAGGCAAAGGGGCGGTGACATGTTGAAGCTTACGAAAGAATATAAGGATGCAAAAACCGGTGAACTTGTTTTGCTGGAACTGCTGATTGACGAAGAGGCGGCATTGCATAAAATGCAACAAGCCAATATGCCAATTGGCAAGAAACAGTCGAAAATGGTGCTTTGCCAAGTGCGAAAGGTGAAGAAATGATAAAAAATTCTAGCGATTGCGGCGTTGTCCTGTGTCCTAGGACGTAGGACAGCTAGATTTATAAAGAGGCAAGGTGTCAAGAGAGACACGTAACTTTTTAGGCAAAAAAATTGCGACGCAGGAAACGGGCCATGAGAAAGCCGCACATTAAACGAGAACACGGCGTCTGGACGGTAAACTGGCGTCTTTGCATGGAAGAGAATACAAAGGGACTCGAAGGCGTTCGCCAAGTGCAAAACGCCATTGCGTGGTGCATTCGTGCCAATCAGAAAGAGGCGCATCATCGTGGCCTACTATCTCGAACCTGAAAAACTGCCGCGCATGTCCTGGCCCCACTCAGAGATTGAACGTGGCCGGGCTTTTGTCGTTTACGACGTGCGGCGATACAACTCCGTGCGTGTGGCAACGACCAACTATGCGAAGCGGCATTGCCAGAAGTGGTCGTGCTGCATGCTTGCAACTGGTGAACTCGAAGTGAGGCGGCTTAAATGAAAGTTAAATTCGTACAATTCACGCAGCACCCGACCGGACGTAAGGTCGCCATTAATCCGCTTCGCGTCGACTCCGTCATTGAAACGGCGGCGCCTTATGTGCTTATATGTAGTGGTGGCGGGACAGAAGCCGTTAACGTGCGTGAGGATTACACGACCGTACTGCGGCGCTTGAGTGATGCAATCGAAGCTGGGAGTTTTCACTAATGGCAAGACACGACCAATACGACGCACATCGGCGCGAAACACAATTCGCGTATTCTCGCGAAGAACAGCTAGAACGATCCGTGGACCGTCTCACGCAGGACAATGCCAGCTTACGCGATGAGGTTGCCATTTTGCGCGCTGTGCTCGAAAAGGCGCGTATTACCGAACAGGAACGCGCAGTTCACAAGGCACTAGGCGAAGTCTGGAACCAGTTTTCCGCACTACCTGTTGAGCATCAGCAGGACGCCGCCGAGTTTTGCCATCACGTGCACATTCTGCAACGAATGGTCTCAGCACGCGCTGGACGCAGGCAGATTCGCGCGGCTGACAAGGCAGAATTCGATGAGGGCTTTTGCGATGGTCGGCGTTAAACCGAGCTGTCGCCATCTTTCGGTGCTGGCGTTGCGTGAGCCGTCTCGCCGTACGAAGGTGCAAGCATCACGACTGGCGTTCGCCAAGGGCCGGACACTGCGTCCGGCTTACGTGCGCCAACTTAATCGAGCAATAGCAAAGTTGCGTATTCGCTATGGGAGATTGAAATGGGACTAGAGCGCTATAAGTGCCTTGCCTGCGGTATGCCGCACCATTCGGAAACTGATTTCTTTCAGTGCACAAGCTGTCATAACTGGTCGCATGAGTCTGTGCATCCGTTGCCGCCGCCAGCGCCTAAACCGCGTCTGGTGAAGGATGGCGAGCCGCCGCGTCCATTCATTCGACCGCTCGAAAGCCCGTCGCTGTATGCCCAGCGTGTGGGACGGGTCAGGCGCTTGCCAGAAGGTGACATGCCAAAACCGGGCTACGACCGGAAAGCGGCCAGGAATAAGGCGGTCCAGCGCTCCGAACTGCGGTGGGTTGGCGTCGCCTTCGTTGCCGTTATCGTCCTGGCGCGTTTCGTGACGGCTCACGATTTTGGTTCTTTCGTCGGTGACATGCTGACCTTGGCGCTCGGTGCGGCTATCGGGCTGGCGTTCTTTAACCCCGACGAACGGTAAGCAAAACATTGCGGAAACCTGTTGCACCTCTGTGCGGGTCTGGTAGAATTTGCCACATACACCAACGCAGAGGATGCAACAAAATGAACGCACAAGCCTTTCGCCGCGCCCTGGCTTACACTGCAACCGTTTTTCGCTCGCACTTGACTGTGCCCCGCAGAATTTACGAAGTGCAGGCCGCAGCGTCTCGCGAACTCATGCTGGAAGTTACTATCGCAGAAGCTCGCGAAATCCAAGGCGTGCTGGCTGCGAAAGGCTTCCGCGACGGTGATGTTCCTGCCGCCGTGTTCACCCAAGTTTGCGAACAGGTCATTCTGTAATGTGGGCCGCAGCGGCTGTCGGCGGTTCATTCGCGCTGGCCTTCTGGCTGGCGCGGTGGCTCAAGAGTAACGGCGGCGTCCAAGGCGACGACACCACCAACGATTAACCCCAACCCAGCACAGAGGTATAAAGATGGACGTTTTCGAATACAACATGCTTCCGCTCGCATTCCGTAAGGCATTCGAGAAAGAAAATGGCGACATGCCGGATAGCGAGTTCATCGCTCGAATCTGGTTCGACATCGCCTGTAAATGGCATGCCGGCTGGCAACTCGCTATCGACCATGCCAACGAACTGCGCCCGCCTATGCCGCCGCTTCCGGCACCCGAACGCACGCGTACTTTTATGGTGACGCTCGAACCCGGAATGTTGCCGGTCATTCACGAAACGAAGCTGCCTGCGAATGCTCCGCAGCCGTCGGGGCTGCGTGACGATTACGTTGAAAGCCTGAAAGAGACGCCGCGCCCGGACTTCCAGCAAGAGCCCGCACCGACTCCGCTTCCGCCGCCCTGGGCCGTGCCGAATCCGCAGGGTCACGCGGCTTACGGCTCGCGTACTGCCGCAGAAATGGCAGCGGAAAGCGTAAAAGAGGATACGCCGCGAAAGTTCATCATCATCAACGCGTCGTCGAACCCGGACAATTCCTGGCGCTGGCTGGTGGAAGTTGAACGCTCCGAGCTTACCAAAATCGGCAGCTATCCGAACCGCGAGGAAGCTAATGCGGCGCTCAAGAAAATCGAAGGCGGCGAACTGATGGGTTCGATCTACGCCATCAGCGACGAACGCTTGCGGTTCTGGCAGCAAAATCCAAACCTGCTGTATATTGCTCGCGAGGAATTCGCGACAGTGCGAGGCGAGAAACCGCCACGCGGCTAAGCGCTGCTGATTCAATGGCGTTCTAACGAGCGCCATTCTGTGAGCATCGCAGCACACGAAAGCCCGTCCGGTGCGACCGCCTTTTGTGTTAACTGCCGTAAGACCCTTGCCGTGCTTGTAGCCACCGCAAGGCCGTAGTAAAATGCGTGACCACTAGCACAGAGGGTTACAAAATGGCTTATCAGGTCGAAATCCTGCCGCTTACGGAGCGGCAAAAGAAACGTCGCGAAATGCACGTTCGGCTCAAGCTTTTTCCGAACGAAGCAACGCGCTATCTCATTGAAGCAATTGAACAGGCGGTGAACGTGTTCGCTATTCACCATAGCGGGCATCAGCCTTTCAGTTATGCACGCGTTCGGTTCTCCGACGATTACGTGTACGGCTTCGGCGAAACCGAGGCAGAACGCTACGTGGCCCTTATGGGCAAGCTGGGGTGCGTATGATCGACGTAAGCAACGTCAGTTTTTGGGCCGCGTTCGAATCTACGTTTGCAGACCTGCAAATTCGCCTAGAGCCGTTAGGCTGCGGACTCTGGATCGCTTCGGTCAGTGGCGCCGATAACTCGGACATTGAACTAACAGACGAAATTACCGACGCTGTTGTAGGCACGCAAAATAGCGCGTACGTCGAAATGCTCGGACGTGTGGGGTGCGTATGACTGGCGCAGAAATCGTTGCAGGCTACGAAGAGTTCCGCCAGGAAATGAGGCGGCTTGTCCCTGGCATCAGTGAACATGAGTTGCACGAAACCATGTTGCAGGCAGTCGAGCGTCCACAATATAAGGTCGTCGTTATGGGCGTGCCGGAAACGGAATGGTATCCAGATGTGGGGTTCGGTTTGACGCGCCAGGACTGGTTCGGCGTGCAACTCGTTAACGACCGCTTCGAGATTACGAAGATATGACCCGCGAAGAACTCTTGTCGCATCCGCAGGCGGGGCGCACACTGGACGAAGCCGCCGCGCTCTTGGGCGTCAAGCGGGAAGTATTGACGCACTGGTGCCGCGTTCATAAGGTGGATTGGCGTCGCGAGCGCAACAAGAACCCCGAAGTTAAAGCCACGTGCCGCGCAGTGCTCAACGCTGCGCAGCGCCTATCGTCAAGGAACAGCCATGCCTAAAGTCCCTGATGTAGTGTACGAATGCGCCAACTGCAAAACGCAAGCCCCGCTGCCTGTCTCTAACTGTGGCACGTGCCATGAGGCGTTTAGTTATCACCCGGTACAATCCGAGGCCGAACGCCTGCGGGAAGCCCGCCGCGCTGCGTCGCTCGACGCATTGCCGGGCGCTAGCCTGGGGCACATCAACCACGAACAAGCCTTGTACGGCAAGAGGAACGGATAAGTGAAAATCATCACCGACCACGAAGACCAAAAGCATGACCACGATAACTTTTCGACGTGTACCGTGTGCGGCAAGCCCTTTGCGGCAAACGACGCTGTTCACGGCGCGTTTGTTGCGCATTGGGATTGCGTCACCGATGGCATGCGTGAAACTGCGAACTCGCAATTGGCGCAGTATCAGGACAGCGCGTCCGCTGTGTAAATATTTGCGGAAATCTCTTGCGGGCTTCACGCGCCGCCGCTAGAATGAACCCCATCACTAACCGATGGGGTTTTTCATTATGAAACGTGTCATTCTCGCAGTAGCTTTCACCCTGGCCGCAGTCGGCGCACAAGCCGATCAAAAGCGCACGTTCGCACAAGTCAAGAAAGGCTGCGAGGATCATGCAATTCTGGCTGAGAACATCGCAGCCCGCCGCATGGAAGGCGCCCCGCTTGAATACATGTTCCAGCGGTTTGAGGACGGGTATAAGCGCAACGATTTTTCGTACGCTGAAAAGACTATGTTTCAGGCGGTGATTGCGGAAGTCTACGACCGCAAGCTGTCGCCCTCGGAAGAACACCGTTTCTTTTACAATCGTTGCCTGCGTCTGAATGTGGGGAGTTTCTGATTATGAACAACAACGACTTACGTTGGCTGCACGAAACGTGGCGTGGCCTCAAAATGCGCGGCTTGACAACGCTTGAATTTGCCGACTACGTGAAGGCACAACAGAAAGAACCCAAAATGGGCGACATTCTCTACGCCGCGCACGCTCGGAAATTCCAAGGGTTCGACGACGCTAAGCACGTCGCTTGCACTGTCCTGGCAGGCGCACCGAAGAGGGCTGCATAATGGAACAATTCGCCATATTCATTCGTCTTTATCCCGGTGCCGTACCCGTAGGCACAACGCTTGCGCTCCGCGATTACGGCAAGCTGTCTGAGGCTTCGCAATGCTGGGCGCGTTGTGACGGGCGGGAACTGTCAATCGCGCAGTACCCGGACCTTTTCGACAAAATCGGTCACACATACGGTAAGGAACCGGAAACCCTGCATGTGCGCCAGCAGGCGCCATTCTGGAAACGACTGTTCGGCGTACAAACGCACGTCGTAGAGATGCCGAACCCGCTTTATCGTCCTGGCGTGTTCCGGCTGCCTAACCTGTCGGCCAGTGCTCGGAAAAGCGAACCGGCGAGGGAACCGACGACCGTCTAGTGTGGTAATCTGGCGCCGCTTTACTTTCCCACACTGGAGACAAGCGGCAATGATTATCGACCTCGCAACTACCGAAGACCTGCAAGCCCTGGCGCAAGCGGTTGACGCCGCGCATGCTGACGCCGAAAAGGCGTTGGCTGCGGCACAATCGAACAGCGACCGAATCAACCTGATTGAACTGGAGTTCGATAAGCTGTCGGTCGCAGTCGCGAAGGCGCTCGACGCCATGTCGGCACAGTCCGACCGAATCACCCTTTTGGAAACTGCTGTTTCCAAGCTGCAAGGCGGCACCGCTCCAACTCCGCAACCCGACCCGGCACCCGGCATCGAACTGCCGAGCACCCCGGACACCGACACCGTTTTCCAGATCGTCGACTATACCGGTGGCGATTTCGTTCACGGCATCAGCGTTCGCGGTAACTCCGTGATGCTGCGTCGTTCCAGTGCCATCAAGGCAGGGCTGAAACTGCGCTTCAAGAACAGCGCCGGTTCTGTCATTGTCGGCATCGCCGATCAAGTCGTATCGGGCGCCACTGTCGCAGTAGTCACTGTCGGCGCACTCACTCTGACCGAAAGCCTGGGAGCGCCGGGCGCTGTGACCCTGTACGGCATGGCAACCACCGAACCGACCCCGACGCCTACCCCGGAACCCACGCCTACGCCGACGCCGACTGTGCCTGTGTACAAGTACATTCCGACCGGCGTTAACGGCCACGAAGGGCGCAGCACTTACCCTGCCGAGACCATGGAAGCGCGCATTAAGTTGCTCGCCGCCAGCAACCTTCGCCACTACCGCAACGACTTCGACCCGGCCAAGCTGGACAATACCGCATGGATGAACAAGCTTATTGACTTGTGCGTCGCGAACGGCGTTGACCTGCAACCCATGATCTACCCGACCACCGATGCTAACGCGTACAAATACGCCAAGGCGTACGGCAACCGCGTAAAGGTCTGGGAAATCGGGAACGAAATCAACCTGCTAGGCAAGACCGAAGCCGCTAAGCGTATTCCGGCCATGGTCGAAACTTACAAGGCCATGAAACGCGCCAGCGACGAAATGGGCTACGGCCTGAAATTCGCCGTTAACGTGGCTTCGTGCAACACCGCGAACCCGAACGGTACGTGCTATAACGACCCGCTCGGGGACTCGTGGTTCTTGGATCAAGTCCGCGCCGCTGGTCTGCCGTTCGACATTGTGACGTTCCATCACTACGCCCGGAAAGGCGAAGTTGGCTACTGGACGAACATGTACCTCGGCGAAATGGTCGGCCTGTCGAAAAAGTACGGCAGCAAGATTCGTTTGAACGAAATGAACGCCGCCGAGATTTACGACGGGAAGAACGGCACCGAACAAGAGTGTGCCGACAGTCTCGAACAGTATTTCTCTATTCTCAACTCCGACGCGTTCCGTCCGTACATCGAACAAATCACCGTGTACGAACTCGTTGACGAACCGAACATGACCGGCGTTGAACGTTTCTTTGGCATCCGCCAGGACTTGAACACGCCCAAGCCGGTGTGGCACGTGACTGTCAAGTACGCAACCACTGTCGTTGACAGTAGCCCGTTCGTGCGACGTGCAAAGGGCCGCGTTTGCCTTAACGTCGGTCTCGGTGCTGGCAATGATGCGGCAATTCCGGGCATCGAACAGACCAGTTACACCATGGCGAAGAACAGCGAATTGGACCGTATGAAATCGTACGGCGTCAAAATCGCACGCGTTGGGTATCTGGAAGGTCGCGTGTTCCTGAAAGCCGATGCCGTCGATTACTGGCAGGGCAACGACGTGACCAAACCCACGTGGGGCCGGGTGATGACGCTCGACCATTTGTGGCGCCTGGGTGAGTACGCCACCGACAACGGGCTAGAACTGATGCTGGATAACCACAGCTACGGTTATTTCCCGTCGAACGGTGCAACGAACCGCGCCCTGTTGGGCTCTGCGGGTAACACCGTTGACATGTGGGTCGAACGCGTTTACAAGCTGCTAACCTTGCTCAAGTCCAACGCGAAGGCTTGGAAGTCCATCAAGCGGTTTGACGTTATCAATGAACCGTACATGGCCGAGCATGATGCGGCGTTCCTGGCTGCTGCGTATCAAAAGCTTCTGAATCGCTGCGCACCGCTGACCGGCACCGAACTGGTCTACGTGTTTGAAGGGCCGTCTTACAGTTCCATGAGCCGCTGGGCGGAACTCGTGGGCGACGCTTTCGACAACCTCAAGCACCCGAACGGTAAAGCCTACATCGAATTTTCGGCGCACGGCTACCCGGATCGCGGTCGCGATGGCTATTTCGACGAAAACAAAGACGGCCTTATCAACGCGTTGGATGAACTGCTGGCGTCCGGCAATTCCTGGGACACTCTGCATGTCACCCTGGCAGGTGGCTTCGTTAACTGGCTCAAGGCTAAGGGCTTCAACGGCAACGTGGGTGAGACCATCGCTCCCGGCAACCTGACCGACAAAATGCTTCCCGCATGGCAACGGCTGGTTCGCTACCTGCTGGACAACGGCGTTGACGTGTTCGTGTTCGGCATGGCTGACGGCATGAGCCTAACCAGTGAGCACAACATCGAAACCACGTTCGAGAAATCGGGCGGCGTTCTCGACAACACCAACACCCTCAACACCCTTAAAGGGTTCGCCGCAGAGTACAACGTCTAGCACACGTTGAGCGGCTAACGGAAAGCCCGGCACATGTCGGGCTTTTCTTCGTCTGTCACTTACTGCCAAGGGGCGTATCATGCAAGACACAAAAGAACTAGAAGAATTCGTAAAAGACGTGTTGACAGAGTTTCTAGAAGTGCTAAAGTGTCAACAAGAGCCGCGCAGACTAGAATACGCGAAAGGCTCGGAGCGGTTCCACATCACTATCGACATTAAGGAATATCTCAGATGAATAATCGTAACGTGGGTCTCGTTGTTGCTGGCATGGCTGGTTTCGGTCGCGCTATTCTCGAAGTCCTGGGCAACGGTGGCCGCATTCCGCAGAGCGTTGCACGTCCGGCCCGTGAGCGTGTTCGTGTCCAATCCGAGACCCGCAATGATGCCGGTCTGATGAAAGCTGCCGGAATCAAGCGCCTGCGCCGTCAACAGCGCAATACCCTGCTGACCGAAAAGGGTGCGTTCTCCGATTCGCGTAGCACCTACCCGCTGGCTCGTGGCTAAGAGCGCCGCCGAGCGCAAACGCGCACAGGTAGCCCGCGAAAAGAAATTAGTAGCGCAGTTCGGCGGCAAGCGGCTGCGCATACTAATGTACGACGACACGCTGACCATCTTGGAACGCGTGTGCGCCGAACAAGGTCTCACCGGGCCGCAGCGTTTGGCGGAAGGTTTAACGTGGCTTGTGCATGAAAAAGACACCCGCGAAACGGGCCGTGACGGCTCACGAAAAGAGGAATGGTGAAATGACCGACTACACCGACACCATGGGCAGACCGGTGCGCGTCACCGTGGCGCCTGACGGAACGACCATGTTCCTTGATACCGTCGTAGGAATCGACATGGCCGGCAAGCCGATTACCGTGTCAAGCCTCAACGACATTACCGGTGCTGCGCTGCGTGAGCGGCAAGCGTTCTTCGAGCAAGTGTGCGACGCTGTCGCCGTTCTCGCTAAGGTGGCCGACGAACTGGACGAAAATAACCAGTTCCCCGACGCGCTTTACAAGCCTGTGCGCGAGTTGGCCGACATAGTGTGGCCTACGCCGACGCCCGAAGAAAAGCCCGCCCCTATCATGTCCGAAGACGGCATGCACGCGGAAAGCCAGCACATGCAACAGGCGCGCAATAACGCGTACACCCTCGGCAAAATTGCAGGTGATGCGGTGAAAGCTGGGATCGGTGCATGCGTTAACCCGTTCGACGGCAAAAACACCGAGTTGGCCGGTATTTGGCAACGCGGATACCTTGACGGCCAGAAGTAAGCGCAGTAATCTTGCCTTGCCCTCTGTGCTGGAAGGCGTAGCCGGAAGCCTGCCCCGGAGCCGTAAAGGAAAACAAACAGGTCGCCGAAGCCCGCTAGTGCCCGTTACCGCCGCCCGGTAATCTCCAACGCTAGCGGGCTTTGTCGTCTCTGCGGTATGCTCTGCCCTGACTACAATTGACAAGGCGGGACGACCTGTGGCAGACGAACCTATCTTTTCCGTGAACGTGTCCGCGATCACGCCGCCAAGCTCTAACGAGCCTTCTCATGATCCTTTCTTTGCTAGCGAGGCGCGCCGTTATGCGACGGAGTCACAAGCAAGCGCCGTGTCTGCGGCCACCAGTGCGAAAAAGGTGTTGGAGCTTATCGAAGGTGGCGGGATTGGCGACGGTATCAAAGGCGATGACGGCGATTCTGCGTATCAAGTGGCGGTGCGTAACGGGTTCGTTGGCTCGGAAGCTAACTGGCTGTTATCGCTGAAAGGCGCCGATGGCGAGAACGGCGACACGCCCACATTCGCTATAGGGAACGTAACCGCAGGCGACACGCCAGATGTGATTATTCGCGGAACCGCAGAAGCTCGCATTTTGGATTTCGTCCTGGCTCGCGGCACTAAAGGTGATCCGGGCGAAAAAGGCAACGACGGCGCCCCTGGCGTGCAAGGTCCGCCCGGCGAAAGCATCAAGGGCGATGACGGAGCACCGGGCGCCCCTGGCGAACCGGGCCAGCCGGGGCAGGCTGCAACGGTCGTCGTCGGGACGGTCTCCAGTGGGGCCAGCCCTGCCGTAACGAACAGGGGCACCGCACAGGCTGCCATTCTCGACTTCGTCCTAGTGCCTGGGGCCAAGGGTGCCGACGGTGCCCCTGGGGCCAAGGGCGACCCCGGCGCTAAGGGTGATCCTGGTGCCAAGGGCGCAGACGGAGCCGCAGCCACCGTCGCCGTAGGCACCGTGTCCAGCGGAAACGCACCAGCAGTCACCAACAGCGGCACGTCTGCGGCTGCTGTGCTGAATTTCGTACTACAGAAGGGCGACAAAGGCGACAAGGGGGACACTGGCGCACCCGGCAGCGACGCGCCCGCAGGTATCGCGCCATGGTTCCGCGAAAAGATGCAGACCGTTACACCGGCCAGCGGCGCAGTTACTGCCGTTGTCGCGAACGGCGGTTACATCAAAGCTACTGTGACCGGCGCCGTCACGTGGACGTTCGACACCACCGGGCTTCCCAGCACGCACGCGACCTCATGGACCGTCGAGCTAAAGAACGGCGGTACAGGCAAACAGACCTTTACCGGTGCCGTGTGGCCCTCTGGTGTGGAACCGACCCTGGCCGCATCCGGCGTTGACCTTCTGGTGTTCACCTATAACGGGTCGACCATTCGTGGCGCATTCGCAGGGACGTACGCACAATGATAGGCTTTCGTCTGCTGTCCATCAATAAGGTGCAAGCGTCTGCAAGCCCGCAAGTTCTGCGGGCTGCATTGGCTAACACGGGCGACCCGAACAACGGGTTCTATAAATACGACGACGCGTCTAACTCGTTTAAGCGCGAAGGCAACATGTCGGGAAGTGCCGCAGGTGCCGACGTTTGCGTTTCACCCGATAGCAACTATCTGTGCCTCGCCACTGGTGCCGCACCGTACATCACGCTATACAAGCGCAGCGGTACGGCATGGGCACCTATCGCGTCGCCTGCCACACTGCCGACGGGCGCGGTAACTAGCTGCGCGTTTTCTCGCGATGGCAAATATCTAGCAGTCGGCCATTATGGCGCGCCGTTCCTCACGGTATATAAGCGCACAGGCGACACTTTCGCAAAGATTCCCGATCTAGCGACCGCACTTAGTAACCGCGTGACTAACTGTCACTTCTCGCCTGTCTCGGATCACTTGGCTATTGTCGGCCTGTTTGCTCCGTACGGCGGCGTTGTCGGTGTAGCGGATGCTGGTTTGCAGCCCATGCAGTCGCCTTCGCCGATCCCATGGTATTACTCTTACGGCGTGCGATTTTCGCCGAAGGGTGACTTAGTGGCCGTTGGTTCGCAAACTTCGCCGTACTATTTCATTTATAAGTTCGACATTGTAACCGGCACTTTTGGTGCGCGGCTTACTACGGGCGAGGTCGGCGTAGCGAATCCGCGTGCAATTGTGTTCGGCCCCAATTCTGATTTCTTCTATATGTGCGGCACAACCGATCCGTTCTTCTGCGGATTCAAACTAACAGCGGATGCAGTAGGCGCTAAACTCGCGGTGCCGACTTTCCTTACAAGCTACGGCATTGACATGGACATAACCGCAGACGGCAAGTATATTGGCGTTGCTCACTATGGTTCGCCGTTCCTGACGTTCTTGGAAAAGAACGGCGACACTCTGACACCGCTGCCGCCCGTTGATATACCCGGAAGCAACAACGCGGCGGGCATTCAATTTTACCGGACATAAACAGAAAGGGTTAGGCGATGGCCGATGAAAACAGGATAGTCGAGTCTGCGGCGGCGTTGTTAAGTTCGACGCAAAGCGCCGCAATGCTCGAACGCTCAATTGCTATTGCGCAAAAAGGCGCCCGCGCTGCTGCCGAAGCCGAAGCCTCGGCAGGGTCGGTCGGCGCCAACATGGAAGCGGCGCAAGGCATCTTGCTTGCTGTACAAAACATCTACAGCGAAATCGAAAAGCTAATTGAAGACGGCGGCATTCCTGGCGGCACTGGTCCGCGTGGATATTCGGCCTATGAAGTTGCTTTGCAGAATGGTTTCACCGGCACGGAAGCGCAATGGATTGCCTCGCTAAAAGTTAAAGGCGACAAAGGCGCGGATGGCGCGCCAGGGGCGAAAGGTTCGGACGGTGCGCCCGGTGCAAAAGGCGCTGACGGGGCGGCTGCTACTGTGGCAGTAGGCACAGTCTCGCAAGGCACTACCGCTTCGGTAACGAATTCCGGCACTGCGTCTGCGGCGGTGCTTAACTTCGTTCTGCAAAAAGGTGACAAGGGCGATAAAGGCGATACCGGTGCAACCGGTGCGGCTGCCACTGTACAGGTGGGCACTGTGGGCGTCGGCTCTACTCCGTCCGTGACCAACAGCGGAACCGCACAGGCTGCCGTTCTTAACTTTGTTTTGCAAAAAGGCGATAAGGGCGAGAAGGGGGAAAAGGGCGATCCGGGCGCGCCGGGTGCCCCTGGCGTTAACGGCGTCGGTGTTCCTGCTGGCGGCAACCTGGGGCAAGCGCTTGTAAAAATCGGTTCGGGCGACTTTCAAACCGGCTGGCGCGATGTCGCCGCAGGCGGTGGCGGTAGTGAAGTTGGTCAGTCGGTACTTACGAACGTGTTGACTTCGCGTCGCTTTGGTCGCATGAAAGTAATTGACGGCCCTGCGTCGGTGACGACTTTCCATATCGTGATGGAACTGCAAGCGGACTTCGTCGGCCTTCGTGTTGGCATTCCTAACTTGCACACCGCGCCCGTTAACGGCGTCAAAGTGTCCTGGGGCGTGACCAATCAACTAAAGGGCGCGAATAACTACGTGCATCCATACTTGGATGGGGGTTATTGGCTTATGCCGGCTTTCAACGGGCAAGCCTCTGTAAACCTGCCGGCTCGTTTGGCAGAAGAGTGCCCGTCGATTTCGTATACCGACATTGTCGGGTTTTCGTCAATTGACCGTGTGGAAACCGACCGTAAGTGGCCGCTGTTGGTCGTGCGTGTCGAGTTCCCTGCGAACTCGAAAATCACTGTGCCTTACACCGACGTTTGGTTCTGGCGCACCACCGGCCAGCATCGGACTATGCGTATCTCGCAACAGAACGTGGCCGGTGTCACTACCCCGTCCTCTTACGACGCCACCGCTACCATCGACGAAAATGCGTTCGTGCCAATCATTCAGTACACGACGCGTCGGGCTGGCGTGCAACTGTTCCTGTGCGGCGACTCGACGACCGAAGGTCTCGGCAACAACGTTCGCGATTATGGCGCGGTGCAAACTGCGGCGGATCGGTTGACGACGAAGGATTACCCGTTTGAATACTTCAACGCCGGTCTACATGCGCAAGGGCCGCTTGTGTACAGCAAGCAACTTGAGTTGTATTTGCAAGGTGTTAAACCCTCGGCAGTGTTTTACCAGCCGTATTCGATTAACAACGTACCAACAGGCGGCATGAACTCTTCGACCTATGGCGAAAACTATATTTCGCTCACCCGGTACGAAGACGAAGTGCGCAAGCTTGTTCCGCGTCCGCGTAAGTTCTTCTATGAAGGCTTGCCCACGAACACCGCTTACCGGAAGACTGGCGCAGGCGATGACTTGCGGCGTCAATGGAATGCGTGGTTGAAGACGTGGACCGGGACCACTACGCTTGAAGGCTACGCCGCCGCTGTGACTGGCACCCGCGACGCGGACGGCCAAGACCAGTACAAAGACGGCATGACCAGTGACAACGTTCACCCGAACAACTCCGGCTATGAGCCGCTGGCAACCGTTGCTGTTCCGTACCTGAAATCGCTGGCGCCTTCCTGGCCGTTCCAGTAGACCGAATGTCGCCGCCATTGGACCCGCCTTGTGCGGGTCTCTTTTTGCCGCTATTCTTTGCACTCCAGCAAACCAGAGGAAACACCCAATGACACACGAAGAATTGGAAACATTCAAAAGCGCTTGCGAACGCATTATTGTTGGCGTCGAGCGCGACACTATCGACGATTTCGCTATTGCCGGTTGCCTGCATATGCTTGGCGGTGATCCGAATACCATTCGCAGGCTGACCAACCCAACCGGCAATCAGGCGTCGTTGCTGCTGTACTTCACCGCCCTGCTGGGGCGCCAACTCGCGAAGGGCTAGCGACATGCGCGAACTCACGATCTACAAAATTCTCGACTGTACCGAAGTCGAGACCCTGCAAGAAATGGCCCGCGACGTGCTGGCGGCTGTTGGTGTGGAACTCGGCGAAGGCTGTTCAATCAGCGGCCACCGCAAGCGCCTGCGTCACGTCGATACGGAAAAGATGCACTATCGCGAGGCGTCGATTCATCAACAGGCTTATTTCTTCCTGCTGACTATAGAGAAGCGCATGGGCGAACTCTACATGCGCAACCTTCGCCCTTCCACACGGGAAGAGGCAGAGCGCAACGAAAAACGGCTGCATGAGGGTCGGCACTGATGGGCGCAGCATCCCGTAATAAAGGCGCAGTTGGCGAGCGGGAGTTTAATGCTCTGCTGGCCCCTGCGGTCTCCAACGCCTGCACGCGGGCAAACGTGCCGGGCATTCGCCTGTCGCGCAATTTCGCGCAGTCTTCCGAGGGCGGGTGCGACCTTAACGTCTTGGCTCAATATGGATTCGCGTTCGAAGTCAAGCGGCACGAGACGTTGCAAATCAATACATGGTGGGCGCAAATCGTCAAGGCGGCAGCCAAGGAAAACGCGTGGCCGTTCCTGGCTTATCGTCAGAACCGGAAGCCGTGGACCTTTGTCGTCGACTGCCGCGTGCTGTGGATCGAAAGCGAAGGCCGCGTGTTCATGGAAGAGGCCGTGTTTTTGGCATGGTTTGAAAAAACTTTGGAAGAACGCTTGCGTTCGTATCACGGGTCGATTAATGTAGCACCCACGCCACCGAACAACGGCGTTTAAAGATTCTTCCCATCTAGCACAAGGAACACTCAAATGCCTTTCCGTTACTTCTACAACGCAAAAACCCTCGGCGACGCCCAACTGTCCAAGGTCAAGCCCGATCAAGCCCACGTACTCAACAAGCTGTTCGACAGCGAAAAGGAAGGTCTGACCGACGCCGATCTGGCCGCTTTCAACGAGAACGGCGAAGCGCTGACCGGCGCCGAGGGCGAAAAAGCCCTGCGCGTTAAGCCCGCGCTGCTGCGTACCGGTCTGGTACGTGCCGAACAAATCGTCGGTGAGCGCGCAGCTTCCGAACGCATGTACGAGCACACCGGTAACGACCTGGGCGAGCATTTCAGCGATTCCATGAAAAAGGTCGGCGGCGCCGTCATTCGTCGCGGTCGCGGCACCAAGACCCAATTTGCCGAGACCTATCGCGAAATGGCAGCCGAAGCCGGCCACGAAATTTCGCTGGAACACGCCGTCAAGTCGGTCTCTGGTGTGTGGCTGCGTCTGCAAGACACCGGCATCATCCGCCGCGTCAAAAAGAACGATGACAAGCCGGCTGCCGCTGCTGGCACCGAGACCCCGGAAAACCTGGGCAACGGTGACGCACCGGTCGACAGTACCGCAGGCGATACCAACGGCGCCGAATACTAAGCCTTGCGCTTAGCTAGTCCAAGCCCATAGAATAAACCCGGCACAGTCCGGGTTTATTTTTGTCATGAATAAAGCAAGCGAACTAAATAGCGGTCAGAACTACTTGTTCGGCAACTCGTTTTGGGAAGACCCCGAACGTTTGACCGAAGACGACCGCGCACGCCGTTTTGAATCCTTCCTCTTCTATCTGCGCGATGGCAATACGCAAGCGTACGCCCGTCGCCGTGCTGGCCTGTCAGAAGGGCAAGTGTCCCGCCGCCGCACCAACTCTACCGACTTTGCCGGCCAGATGGATGCAGCCATTGCCGAAGGTTCCGGCATGCTTGAGCAAGAGGCAATCCGCCGCGCCGTGCAAGGCGTCAAAGAGCCCGTGTACTACAAGGGTGACGTAGTCGGGCACGTAGAAAAGCGTTCGGACTCGCTGCTGATGTTCTTGCTGAAAGCCCGCGATCCGCGTTACCGCGAAAGCCGCCAAGTCGTTGAGTCCACATCGCATACGACTGTGTCGCCGGGCGCGCCTGCGTTTGATCCGACGAAGCTTAACGACGACCAACTTATCCAACTAGAAGAACTGCTAGCGATGGGCGCCGTAAATGGATAATGCACAGGCACAACTTGACGCCATCCAAAAAGAACTATGCGCCCGCAAGTTCGCGCATTACATGCGCCGTTCGTGGGGCCAATACGACGCCGCGCAGTATTCGCACAACTGGCATGTCGATGCCATCGGCGAGCACTTAGAAGCTGTGGCAGACTCCAAAATACAGAACTTGATTATTTCTATTCCGCCTCGGTGTATGAAATCGTCTAGCCTGTCAATTGCGTTTCCTACGTGGCTTTGGGGTCCGCGCAATCGTCCGCAAGAAAAGATTCTTTCAACATCGCACAAGGCGTCGCTTGCCGAACGTGACGCGGTTAAGTCACGTATCTTGATTAACTCGGACTGGTATCAACGTTTGTGGGGTGATGTGTTTCAATTCACCCGCGACCAGAACACCAAAAACCGAATGACCAATAACAAGCACGGGCACCGCATCGTCGGCGGCGTCGACTCCGGTGTGACCGGTGAGGGCGGCGACTTAATTATTATCGACGACCCTATATCAGTCAACCACGCACGCAGCCAAGCCGATCTAGAGAACGCATGGCAGTTCTGTTCCGAAACCCTTCCCACACGTCTAAACGATCAACGTACCGGGCGCATGGTAATTATCATGCAGCGGGTACACGAGCGCGACCCGGTGGGCCGGTTTCTGGAGCAAGGCGGCTGGGATTACTTGTGCCTGCCGATGCGCGCACAGCCGACGGTGCGCTGGTTCCAGCATGGTACTTATCACGAAGTACCGACCAAAGAACATGTAACTTCCATCGGTTTTGTCGATCCTCGCGAAGAGGGCGAACTGCTGTGGCCTAGTCGTTTGCCCGAAGATTCCGTGTCCAAGCTTGAGCATATTCTAGGCACTTACGGCTCTTCCGCGCAGTTGCAGCAAGACCCGGCGCCACGTGATGGCGGCATGATTCAAGAAAAATGGTTCTTTCGCTACGACACCGAGTTTTTGCACGACAAGAATTTTTATCCTGTTGGCGTTGAGATACTGGACCGCAAGATATACGCGGATACTGCCAACAAAAAAGGACAAGACAACGACTACACTGTATTTATGCACATGGGCAAAGGCAGCGACGGGCGTGTTTATATTCTGGACGTGTACCGGAAAAAGCATACTGCGCCCGAACTAATCACCGCAGCCAAAGATTTTTATAACGGGCACAAAGAAAAGTTGCATGGGCGCATGTCTGGCCTTGGCGTGTTCCGTATCGAAGACAAGCAATCAGGCACCGGGCTTATCCACTCGCTGCAAACCCTGGGCACTATTCCGGTAGGCCCGGTAATCCGTGAAGACGGGCGCGCCGATAAGGTCCAGCGTTTGAACGGAATTCTGCCGTTCATCGAAGCCGGCATGGTAGGCTTACCCCGGCATGCTCCGTGGGTCTCCGACTTCCTGGCAGAGTGCAAGGCGTTTACCCCCATGATGACGCACGCGCATGATGACCAGATAGACCCCATGGTCGACGGCGTCACCGACTACCTGGGCACGGGCGATTTAACAGATAGATTCCGCGCACTCGCGGGCGGCTAAGGAACCTTTCCATGACCAACACCGAATTAAGCGACGCCGAGATTGCACAAGCACGACAAGATGACTTGCTGCAAGCCACTCTGCAAGCAACAGGCGGCGCACTCCGGGCCGGCGTCGTCATGTCTCTGCCTGTGGCACTGCAATCGGGCCATTACATGCAGTTGTCAAACGAGTATGCCAACGATGGCATATTCTCGGCCATCATTGACCGACCCGCAGAAGACGCAATGTCGGCGGGCTTTGAATGGCACGAGAAGGCTGACCCGGCTACGGTAGAAGCGTTCGAGAACTGGAACCTTGACGACGTACTAACCGACGCGCTTCGTTTTGCGCGCTTGCACGGCGGCGCTTTGCTGGTTCCTGCCATGCCCGGTTCGGGCCGTCTTTCTTCTGCGCTGTATTTTTCGCGCATGAAAGAAATTACGTTTTGGGAAGTCATTTCGCTTGACCGTGTCACTGTCTCGACTCGTGATAATCAGGGCTACCCGCTGACGTACAACATTCGCACGAAGAACACCGGACAGAACGGCGGGCAATACGAACTGCATCGCTCGCGAACCATTCCAGTTCTTGGGCGTCGTCGCACCTGGGATTGTGTAGACACGGAGTTGTTATTCCCTGGCATTTCCGAAGGCCAGCGCGTACGCGAAGCGGCTATTCGGCTATCGCGTTCTTTCAATTGGGCAGAGCGCGCACTAGAACGTAAGTCGCAAGGCGTGTTCAAGATGAAAGGACTTGGGCAGTCCTTGCAGCAACTAAAAGACGGGCAAGCGCTTGTCGCGAAACGTCTCGAACTGGTGGACACCGTCCGCAGTATCTTGAACACCATTGCAGTTGACGCCGAAGACGACTACGCAATCCAAGATACCAACCTGTCTTCAATTAGCGATTCGCTAGATTCGCAAATGCAAGCGGTCGCAGCGGTAAGCGGCGTGCCTATCACTGTGCTGTTCGGTCGCCGCACCACTTCGTTAAACTCCAAAGGCGACAGCGACACCGATACTTACTATCGGCTGCTGGACAAAATCCGCACAACTTATTTGCGCACGCCTATGCGTGAGATTCTGCGTTTTGCTAGTGCCACATTGAATGTGCAAGTTCCAAAAGGCGAACTTCTGGTTAAAGTGCGTCCGCTCAAAGCGCTTTCCGATTACGAAGAATCCGAAATCGAACTGCGCCAAGCTCAAGCACTGTACGCACGTGCGCAGGCAATTAAGTTGCTGGTTACGCAGAAAGAGCCCGGCCAACAAACAGGCGTCGACGCACAGGGCAAGCCGATCACTAGCCAGCCCACGGAAAAGATGCCAGACTTACTTACGCCCGAAGAGGCTAAAGCTATTCTTATGAATGAGGATGACAACAAATGAAAAGCCGCCGGGTAATGCGCTGCGACGCAATGAGCTTCCGCGAAGACGAAGCAATGTTTCGCCAGGACAAGGTGCAACAAACTTCGCTGCTGTTCAACAACGGCGCCCGCGTTGGTGCTTTTCTTCACGACTCTGCACACGTTACATCGGCAGGCGTGTTCCCGTACAACGATGGTAAAGGCGGCGTGCGTATGGAATACCGCCCCGCCGAGGAAGTGAGCGCGCCCGAATTCTTGCGTTCGATGCAGGGCATCCCGCTAACTAACTTGCATCCGAAAAACCCGAAGACTGCGAAGGCTTCTATCATCGGCAGCGTTAAGTCCGAAGGTGTGGCAGAAGAAACGGACGACCCGAATTTCCCTGTTAACGTGCGGAGTGAAATTGTAGTTCACGACTCCGAGCATGTAACGTCGACGAAAGTTCGTGGCCTGTCGTTGGGTTTTTCCTGCGATGTAATTGAGGAACCCGGCTTGACGCCTTGGGGCGAAAAGTACGATGCTATACAACGCAACTTGCGGGCCGATCATTTGGCCCTTGTGCCAAATCCACGTGTTAAGACAGCGCGTGTCAATCTCGACAATGACGACACAGGAAAACCCAAAATGCCCATGATCCGCCTTGACAATGGCTGCGAATACGAAGCCGCCCAAGAGGTAATTTCGGAGCTTAACCGCCTGCGCAACGACGCCAAGGCCGCTACCGAAAAAGCCACCGCCGAAGCCAACCGCGCCGACGGCCTGCAAGCCAAAGTCGACGGCCACGATGCCGAGCTGACCAAAGTCAAGAACGACGCCGAGAACGGTGCGTTCGAGCGCGCCCGCGCCCGTCTGCAACTCGAAGCCGCCGCCGTCGACCACAAAGTCACCGTGAAGGCCGACGCCAGCGATTCCGACATTATGTGCGCCATCATCAAGGCTGTGCGCGGTGATTCCGTGAATCTGGAAGGCAAGTCCGACGCCTACGTGCAAGCGGCCTTCGATATGGCCGTTGGCGAAAAGCCGCACAACAGCCAGCCGCCGCGTCTGATGCTGGACAACGACGACACTGGCGACCACCGCCAACAGGATTCGCAGAAGCGCAACGACAACGCCGATAAGTCGGCCAAGTCCGCACGTGAGCGGATGATTGCCGGCCAGTAATAGCCGCCACTTTCCACAACGGAGCTTTTCCACATGCAAACGACTATCACTGGCGCACCCGCCAAAGCGCTTCCCGGCATGCTGTCGGATACCAGCTATAAGCGCAGCATTTCCCGTGCTGTCGGAGAAGACGCCGGCCTGTTGCCGGGCGTGTTCGTGTACGAAGGCAAGACCGATAAAAAGGTCTACGCTGCTGGCACCGCTGGCGCCGTTTACGCGGGCGTTACCCTGCGCGACCTGTCCCTGTCCGGTTTCATCGTCGCCACCGCCGACAACAACCCCGCCACCAACGGCCAGCCGAAACTCGACCTCAAGTACGAAAAGACCCGTGCGGCTTCCGTGCTGGAGCGTGGCGCGGTATGGGTGCTGGTGGCTACCGGCTCGACTATCGGCAATCGCGACGCTGTGTCGTGCGTGACTACCGGTGCCGAAGCGGGTTATGCTACCACCGGCACTACTGGCGCGGCTGTGGTCCCGAACGCACAAGCACGGGGCAACGTCGAAACCCTGGCCGATGGCCGTCGTATCATCGAAGTAGAACTTGGAGCCGGCGCCCTGTAAGGGGCGTTCGCTTCGATAGGAGAAAGAGAACATGCCCCGCAATCACACGCACTACGACGAGAACGATGTTCACGGGCTGATGAACAACCCGACGTTCCGTGAAATGCTGCGCAACGACGCCGACGGTGTGGCCCTGGGCCGCGAACTGGACTACGTCAAATCGCGTGCCTACGACGTGAAATACACCGAGCTTTCGGGTATGCGCGTCGTGCCCGTGAGTCGTGACGTTCCGGTATGGGCGGAGTCGTACACGTACCGCATGTGGGACGAAGTAGGCTACGCGAAGATTATCAGCAACTACGCTGATGACCTGCCCCGCGTCGACATTTACGGTAAGGAATTTACCGCACGTGTCCGCACCATCGGTGACGCCTACGGCTACAACCTGCAAGAAATGCGCGCCACCGCGCACATGGGCATCCCGCTGGATACCCGTCGCGCTACCGCCGCCCGCCGTGCGCAGGACCGGAAGCTGAACACCATCATTTGGACTGGCGATGCTGATTACGGCATGCAAGGCATCCTGACCCATCCGAACCTGACCCACGCGACCGCGTCGGTGAAGGCTGCGGGCGGCACTGCCTGGGACAAAGCAACCGGTCTGGAAATGTACACGGACGTTGCCAACGCCATCAACGGCGTTGCCGAGCGCAGCCAGGAAATTCACCGCACCAACCGCGTTGTTCTGACCTCGCGTCGACTGACCCGGCTGCAACAAACCTTCCTGCAAATTGAAGGTTCTGGCGCGCTGACCGTCTTCGCTGCGATTCAACAGAACTTCCCCGGCGTGACGTTCGACACCGCGTACGAACTGGTGGGCAAGGCCGCAGGCGGCACCGACATGATGATTGTCGGTGACTTCGACGCCGACAACCTGTCGCACGAAATGGTGGAAGACTTCAACCAACTTGCGGCGCAAGCTCGCAATCTGGAATGGGTCGTCAACTGCATTTCGAGAACTGGCGGCGTAAACGTCCGCTTCCCCATGGCTTACACCATCGTTGAGGGCATCTAACATGGCCGAAGCACAAGCACCAGCCGCCGCAGCCGATACCGGTCCTCGCGGCATCCGCAACAACACCGCAGGCATCCGCCAAATCGGCGACGTGCTGATTCATCCTGGCAAGGCTGCCGTCGTTCCGTTCGCGAACCTCAAGGGCAACGACGTTGCTACGGAGTGGCGCGAGCGCGGCGAAATCGACGTGCTGTCCAGTCTGGACGACGTTGAAAAGGTGAACGCCGGCCAGTCGGTCAAAATCGCGGCATTCGCGAAGAAAGCCGAGGCCAAGGCCGAAGAACAGAAGAACGACGAGAAAAAGTAAATGAGCCTGACCGCCTCGGAATATCTGGCCTTTTTGTATCCCGCGTCTAGCACGTTGCCCGCGTCGCAGGTAGCCACCGCGCTAACCATCGCCGCCGATTACGCGCCTGTATGTTTGATCGAAGCCAAGCAAGCCGAGGCGGTCGCTCTTTACGCCGCGTTTCTTCTAGAAGACGTGACTAAGCGGGCGGACGGTGTTAGTACCGCGTCGCCTGCTGGTCCCCTAATTCGCGAGAAAGAGGGCCAACTAGAACGCCAATACGCGGACGGTTCCGCGACCGGCGAGGGCTACGTTGACAACTCTTTTTATGGTCGTTGGAAGCGTCTTAACGACCTCTGCGCAGTGGGCGCTATCGTGACGCGCTTCGGGTGATGGAATGTCTCGTGTGACGGTTAAAGACCTCGGATGGATTCGAGTTAAAAGCGACGCAAATAAACTGGCCGGCTACTTCATTGAAGCTGGCCTTTTTTCTGACGCGATTTCGAGCGAGGGCGAACCCCTGGCACAGCGCGGATTCTTTGCCGAGTACGGCACACAGACTGCCCCGGCGCGTCCCTGGCTTTCGGGCGGTGCCGCGTTCGTTGAGCGTGTGGCACTGAAAGAGATTGCGCGCATTGTCCAGCAGATAGGAAGGCTGCCCACTGACCCGGAAGCGCTGTTAAAGCCTCTTGCAAAAGCCATTGCAACGGGCATTCAGACATACGCGATTGACGGGCCGTTTGCCCCTAACGCGGAATCTACGAAGAAAAGAAAAGGGTTCAACTGGCCGCTAGTCGAAACGGGCGAAATGATTGACGCCATCGACGGGCGGGTAAGACACACAAGCAAACTACGCGGCGCGTGGGGTAGGTTAAACCAATGAGTTCTTTTCGCAAGCCTTTGCAAGTCCAAATGCCTGACGTGTACGAAGTCGTATACGGTCAAACGAAAAAAGTAGCGGACGGCGCAATTGTGCCAATCATGGCAAGCGTGCAACCGCCGCAATTATACGTGTACGATCAAGTCAAGCAATCGCTAGGCGGTGCCCGCATTGACCGGGTTATTCTGGTCACTACTGGCCCGAACGTCGACCTTCCCACATATGACCAGCACGAGCAAACGCTGCCGGCTTTCTTCCTGTGGCGTGGTCGTCGTTATATGGCCTACATGAAACGTGAAGGCTTGGCGGGTGTTATTCCCCATATGCAATACTACGCAGTACAGGAACAGGAAAACAAAGATGAATAGCACAGAGCCGCAAACCCTCAACGACTTTTTGTATTTGTTCATTCAGCCTTGTTCGGGCTTGCCTGAAAACAAAGTTGTTGAGGCTTACAATAAGAATCCGCGTCCGCCGAAACCGTTCGCGGATTATCACGTATTGCGCCCGGACACTATCGGCACCGGCATTGTGACCGACTTGGATGCGGACGGCGTACAAACAACCGACATTCAAAAAATCGCCGAAGTGCAAGTTAACTTTTACGGCGAAGAATCCGCAGAACTTGCGATGGCATTTGTAAATCGCTACGAACTGGAAAGTTCTCTTATTCGCGGTGAAGAGTTGAATTTGGGGTTGCTTGGAACCCCGCAAATAGTTGACACTTCAACCCCTATCGCTGAAACTTACGAACGACGCTATTCGGTTCGGCTGCGTGTCTCTTTCAATCAGGAAGTTAAAGAGCATGTTGGTTTGATTGAACACGTCGACATACAGGGCGAGTTTTCGCACTAATTGGCCGAACGAACTTTTACCGGAATACAAAAGAGGTTCCGCAAATGGCAAATATCGACCGGATCGTTAATGCGACGATTCTTCTACAGTCTACGGCGGTGGACGAACAAAGTTTTTCGGACATGCTCATTTTGGCCGATCACGCGATTACCGCCGCCCGCGTTACTTCCGTGAACAGCACCGGCGAACTGGAAGAAATGGGCGTCGCTGTCACTTCTCCGCTGTATCGCGCAGTGCAAGCCGCGAAGAGCCAGACGCCGAGCGTCGACACCGTGTACATCGGTCGTCGCATGCCTGCCGGCTTGTCCGTCAACGTCTCCGCGCCGAAGGGATCGGCGGGCGAAGTGTTCTCGGTTACTGTGGAATACCACAGCGGCACCCAACTGGTCACGCAGCCTTTCGCGTACACCACCGTTGGCGACGCCACCGACAACACCGCCGCCAAGCTGGCTCCCCTGCTGGCCGCGTTGATCGACGCGAATACGTCGCTGACCGCTACCGCGACCGGCTCCGCAATCACCATCGTAGGCACTGGCGAAGTTCCGGCCATTGTCGCGAAGTCGTCGAATCTGGCAGTGAACGTCACTGCGTCGACCGAAAGCGTAACCTCTGCGCTCAACGCTTGCCGTGCTGAAAGCGACAAGTTTTACGGCGTAGGCATCACGTCGAAGGTACTTGCCGACCAAATGGAAGCGGCGGCGTGGATCGAATCAAACGGCAAACTCGGTGGCTTTTCGACCAAAGACACCAACGCTTACAACCCCACGTCGACCACCGACCTTGCGGGCGCACTGGACCAAAAGAACTACTTCCGGTCGTTCGTGTGCTACGGGGCGAACTCCGACACCGAGTACCCGGAATTGGCGCTCATGTCGAAAAAGTTCTGCGAAGCGCCGGGCGGCGAGACCTGGGCAAACGTCACCCTCGGTGCCGTTACCGCCGACAAGCTCCGCGAGTCCGAGGCACAAGCACTGTTCGCGAAAAACGCAAACAGCTTCGAGCCGTTCCGTAATGTCACCATCACGCAGAACGGTAAGACCGCTGGCGGCGAGTGGATCGACATTATTCGGTTCCGCGACTGGCTGCTGGAACAAATCCGCGTGAACGTTTTCAGTCTGTTCATTGACCGCAAAATCGGCTACACCGACGAAGACGTGCTTAAAATCAAAACGCGTGTAATGGAAACGCTGAATCGCGGCGTCGATTCTGGCGGCATTGCCCCGCCCGAACTGGACGAAAACGACAAGCTGTTGCCGTCGTACGTTCTGACTGTGGAACGCGTGGCGAAGTCTTCCATCAACGACAAAGCAAACCGCAAATATCGCGGCGTGAAGTTCCGGGCACGACTGGCCGGCGCTATTCACGCGGTCGACATTACCGGCACGCTTGCTTACGAACTGTAATAAGGGGGCTTCACCATGCTTCGTTCCTATGATCCGCGCCGGGTGGTTGCAATCTTTGGCGCCGCACGTATCCGGGGTTTCATGCCCGGCCAGTCCATTTCCGCCGAACCCATGACCGACGGGTCGTCTTCCGTTTCGGGTATGGATGGCGATGTGGCGCGTGCGCTCAACACCGACGAACGCTGGACCATCACGCTAAACCTGATGATGACCAGTCCGTCGAACACCATTCTGTCGGCTGCCTACCAACTCGACAAAGCGTCGAATGGCGACGGCGTGGTTCCGTTCCTGCTGGAAGACCTCAACGGCGATACCATCGTTGGCGGTTCTCAGGCGTGGATTCAGCGGTTGCCTTCGGTCACGTACTCGAACGAAATCGAAGGCCGTTCCTGGCAAATCATTCTGAACGCTGACGCTGTGAACATCGGCGCTAGCGGTATTCAGAACTAATCTCCCACACAAAAGGATGCTTCAAAATGGCGGCGAACCATAAAGTAAAGCTCAACGGTCACGAATTCATCATCCGGCGCATTCCGCCTTTCGATGCGCTGGAAATGGTGGGCGACCTGCAACGCGTGTTCGGTCCCGCACTCGCCGCAATGGCGGGTGCTTCCGACACCTTCAACAACGCCGACCGCAGTCCGGTCGAAGTCGCTTCGGTGATGATGGACGCAGCCGAAGCCCTGGGCCGGCAACTGGACGGTAAGACTCTGCGCTATCTCGTTGAATCGCTGATTGCCGAGGACACGATAGCCCTTCGCGTGAACAGCAGCGGTGAGGCCATTCGCGCAAACGCAGTCATGGTTGGTGAACACTGTGCGGGTGCTGGCGACCTGTTGACTCTTTCGCTCGAAATCTTGCGCTTCAACTTCCAAGATTTTTTCGCCAAAGCCGTCAACCATATTTCATCCGCGCCGATGTTCCGAGCGAGTACGTCGAACAGCAAGGAACAGGGTCAGACGGCAAGTACAGAGGCGAAATCGCAACGCGACCCGTTGGACGACTAGACCCAGCGCTAGCGGCGGAACTTGTAATCTGGCGCCCCATTATCGCAAAAGTTGTGCCCCTGTCTGACGTTAAGTCAGGGGTTTGCGATCTGGTGGACCTGCTGAAACTTAACGCGCTTTTAGACTATCAAGCCGACGCACTCAAAAGGCCAGATAAAAAATGATTGTACGCGAGCTAATAACGCGGCTTGGGTTCTCTAACGATTTCAAGGAAGCGGATCGTTACGAACGCAAAATAAAGAAACTGCGCGACGACGCGGACAAAGCGGCCAACAAAGCCGCCCGCGAAGATGCAATGCAAGTTGCCCGTGTGGCACGCGCAGAGGCCGCAGTAGCTCGCTTGCGCGGCAATCAGTTTAAGGCCATTCAGGAAGTCGAGAAACGAGAACACGCGTTGGAAGCCCAGCGCGCCCGTTCTCGCGAACGAGCAGAAGCGCATGCACGTCGCATGGAACGCGACAACCTGCGTGCCTCACAACAGCAACAGCGCTTTGAAGCGCAACAGAATTCTTTGCGTCGCCGTGAGGCTGACGCACACACCGCACGAGCGAACGCACAGCACCGGGCCGAAATGCGCAACGCGCAATTGCTCGGTGAACGCTATCGCGCCGAAAGCCGTCGCAAGCTGCGAGACGCGGCAACTGTGCAAAATCTCGAAGAGGCGGGCCGGCGTCGCGCGCTTCGCGGCGTGCAAGTCCAACAGCACGCCGAAACACGCTTGAGCATGCAGCAACAGAACAACGCCCGTCGCGTGATGGCTCACGAAGAGCGCATGGCAGCTTTCCGCGCCCGGCAGTCCCACATGCGCAGGGCCGAGGCTCTGCGTGAGCGTAACCTGCGCAACGTCGGTGCTGGCCCTGGGATGACTGGTGGCCTGATTGGCGCTGCCGTAGGGGCTGGCGTGGGCGCCCTGGGGCTGTCTGACGCGGCACACCGAATCGACGAAATGGTTGCCGTCAACACCCGGCTTAACATGGTGTTTGACCCAAGCCGCGAATTGTCGCGGAACGCGCAACTTCAGACTATGGCGATGAATACCGGCATTGACAAAACAGTGCTGGGCGACCTCGCGTACAAAACCATGCGTTCGGCGCCGTCCATCGGCATCAAAAACATGGATCAAGAACGCGCCCTGCGGATCGTTGAAGCCATCGGCACCGATGCTGCAATGTCGGGTTCGCCCCGCGAAGCAACCAACGCCGCGCTAATTCAGTTGTTCCAAGGTATCGAGTCTGACCGCCTCGGCGGACAGGAATTAAACTCTGTGCGCGAACAGTTGCCGACCCTGGCGCGTACGCTCATGGAACAACTCGGCTTTAAGAACATGGGCGAGCTGCGCGCCAAAGCCGCAGAGAAAGGCGTCGGCAAAGGTCTTACCGGTAAGATGGTGTTGGAAGCTCTGGAAAAAGCTTATCCCAACGCGCAAGAAAATCAGAAGCATATTCCTATGACCTTTGGCCGCACCATGGGCCAACTGTCTAATATGTGGAATTTCTTTCTGTTGGACATGGAAAAGTCCGCGAAACTTACCGGCACGTTTAACCGCGTCATATTGGATTTCGCACAAACAGTTGATAAGGGTATTCGCCAATTCATCACCGCGATAGGCGGCTGGGACCGGGCGACTAACCTGATTATCTCGACTCTGACCGGCGCGCTTATTCCTCTGCTGTTGCGTCTGGCGTTCACCTTCGCTGCGTGGGTCGGCCCGCTGTTGCTGCTGGCTGCGCCGCTTGCTCTTATCTTTGATTCGATGCTCGAATTTGCCCGCAAGTACCCGGACGAATGGAAAGCCGCGACCGACAAGATTCGCGACGCGATGGGCAACCTTGTTGAGTCCATAATGTACGCGTTCGGCTTGCGTCTGCGTAAATTCGACCCTTCCCGCTCGCAGGGCTTCGGCTCTGTCGACTTGGAGAACAGAGGTAACGGGGTTGTTGCTTACAAAGGCAAAGAGTACAAGCAAGATGACGCAGCACTGGCGTCTGCCATTTTTAAAGACAACCCCGCACTAGCGGCGGCTGCTGACAAGAACGGCGGACGTGTGCGGCTGATGCAAGACGGCAAGCTTCTAACCGAACTGCAACGCATGCCCGGTGGTGATGACAAAGGCGGCAGCGCTTGGCCTGACGTGTTGAACGCTATTGCGGCCAACATGCAAAAGGCTGCCGACTGGATGAACTCCGACGGTAAGCGGCTAGTTGATAAGTTCGAAATACTGGCTGACCGCCTTATCGCCATCATGCAAAAGCTTTACAGCGACGCGCCCGTGTCCAGTAACGCCGACACTAACAAGGCTTGGCAGGATTTTAAAGACGGTCGCCCCGGTGACTCGCTGTTGTCTCTGGGCAAAGGTCTTATCCGCGATGGTACGGACTTTTTCACCAGTCAAACCAATGGTGCGGGCGAGCCAGGGAAACAGCCGCTCTATAATCCGGCTGCGGCACTTACTGGAATGGACGCCAGCGACTTTGATCCGAGCGGCGGGCGCGGTGGCCGAACTACTGTGGAAAAGGTCGAAGTGATTAACAACTTCCCTGAAACGCCGAAGTCGCCGGAACAATTCGCGTCTATGGTCGAAAGCGGCTCGGCGAAAGTTGGCAGGGCTATCAGCAGAGGGTTAAACTTCACGGCAACGGAAAACACCGGAAGGCCGACTAAATGAGTCTTGTATCCCTGGCATTCAGTCAATCAGCGGGGGGCGTCCTTGGACGCTCTACCGTCGTCGGCGGATTACTCTTCGACGCTGCCACAGAAGAAACGCTAACGCTTGAAAACGACGTAACAGAACACCCGGTCGAACAAGGCGCGGACATTAGTGACCATATTCGAGAAAAGCCCGATACGCTGACAATCAGCGGGCTTGTGGGCGATTGCGTTATTGCGCTCATGCCGAACGCTGTGCAATTGGTGAAGAACGTCATTAACGGTGATAGCTTGTTTGCGGGTCCGAAAAACCCCTTCGGTTCTTCAATCTCAAGTTCTGACCTGGGGGCTGCGCGTCAGGCGATTAACTCGGCAAAACGCTTGCCGGGTTCTGGCCGTTCTCGGCTTATGCAGGCCATCGCGACTCTGTACGCGGCGCGTGCGTCTAAGATGAAAGTAGCCGTTGTTACTGGCATTCGGTATTACGACAACTTTTATATCACGAACATCAGCGTGTCCCGTGCGAATGATAATCTCGGCGGCGGCATGCTTCGCATTACTATTAACCTCAAGACTATTCGCCTCGTGCAAACGCAGACCGGAACGCTTGAGTACCCGCCAAGCCCGAACGACACCAAAACCGCAAGCAAGGCCAGCACCACAAAGAACAAAGGCGCGGGCAATCAAAAGGCAGTGCCGGCAGGTTCCAGCACGGGCGGCAAAATAACTGCGGTACTTAGCGCGGACACCTAACAATGCAAACAATTGAACTTTACAGCGACGATGATTATTACGTTCAATTGTTGGGCGATGGCGTGTTGTTCTATTTGCACATGCAATGGAACAGTGAGGCGGAATTCTGGACCCTGGCAATCGAAAACTACAACCGCGAGTTACTTGTTAGCGGCGTTAAGGTCGTGCCGAACATTCGCCTGCTCAAGCTGTACCGATACATTGACGGCATGCCAGTTGGCGAGCTTGTCGCTTTGAGCGACAGCCAAGCGATTTCTAAGACCGACTTTGCAGAAGGATACGCGCAAATGGTCTACGTCACAGCGCCGGAGCTTCCGCAATGAGCCAGCTTTTATTTGATAAAAGCTATTTCTTTGAGTTCATCGGGAAGAACGATGCGTTCGCTACGCGTGTGACCGGTCTGCGCATGGCGTTCGACATTGAAAAGAACCTGACTGAAATTCCGAACCCGGCGACCTTCAAGCTGTGGAACCTTAGTGCCGCCAAGCGTGCGCAGATTGAAGACCCTGAAATTTACTGTTCACTTAACGCCGGATATGGACCTAATCCGCCGCTTATCTTTAAAGGTGCGGTGATCGACGCGTATTCGCACCCGGAAGGACCGGACATTGTCACTTATCTAGAAGTGCGTGACGGTTTTATCGAATGGCGCGATGAAATCTCGACGGTCAACTTTTCGCCGAAAGAGTCCAAGACTAAAAAGGGTGTCGTTCGTAACCTCAACGCCACCGCGAAAAACATCATTAATTACTGTGCCAAAGATTTAAAAATGGCGGTGAAGTACGACTCGTCTGTGCAAGATTTTTTGTTTAAGCGCGGCTTCTCTTACTACGGCGCAGCACGTGAGGCCATTTCGCGTGTGTGCAAAGCGGCAGGTTACATTTTCAGCATACAGAACGGCGTTATCTATATCCACTCGCGGCAATGGTCTATCACTGATAGCGGTATTCTGATTACTTCCGATAGCGGTATGATCGGCAGTCCCGAACGTCTTCGTACCACAGCCAAGCAAACCGCGAAGGTAAAGGACGAAGAGACCGGCAAGAAAGTTGACGTTAAGACGGCCACGCCCAAATTCGACGGCTGGCGGATTACGTCGCTATTGCGGCCCGAACTGGAATGCGGCGATTACTTTATAGTTAAGTCAAAGATGACGCCATTTGAAAACGGCAAAACCATTCGCGCAACGAAGGTCCGGCATTCGGGCGACACGCACACCGATGACTGGTACACCCAAGCCGAAGCGGACGACAGGCGGGACTGATGAACAGCGAAGACGAACAGAGCTTATTAAATGCAATGCGCGGTGTATTGGCGGAAGCGAACACGCTATTGCCAGGGCGAGTTATCGACTACAACCCCGAAACGCGCACCGCCGATATTCAAATAGAAATCAACAAGGTTACGGCAGACGAACGCGTAATCAATGCGCCAATTCTTTATGACGTACCGGTGAGGTGGCCTAGCGCTAAAAGCTGTGCCGCCATTATCTCGTTTCCGTTGGCTAAAGGAGACACGGGAGATTTAAAGTTTGCGCAAAGGTCCATTGACGAATGGATTGAATCAGGCATAGTCACGCCAGAAGGCACGCGCACGCACGATCTAAACGACGCCGTATTCTATCCTGGCACCGCGCCGCAAAGCGAGCATGTGCCCGCCGAAGCCGATTGCATGCTGGTTAAGTGTGGGCTGTCCGTGCTGCGTATGTACCCGGACGGTCGCGGTGCGTTCGAGTTTCCGGCAGGCTGGACTATGGACACCACGACGGCAGTTATCAATGCCTCGGAATCTGTTACTCTGGCAACTCCGAAAGTTTCTGTACCGACTGGCGACCTTGAGGTCACAAAAGGTAAGCTCATTAATCAGGGCCGCGAGTTCATGCAGCATAAGCACATGGAACAAGGCGACGGCGCCCCCACGAGTCCGCCACTATGAATTTCGATATTGGCATAGGCCGCGCATCACATGATCTGGTGTTCGACGAAACGGGCAATATGCTTTTGATCGACGGCCCCGAACGCGTGTCGCAGGATTTGAAAATTGCGCTGCTAATGTTTTACGGAGAATACTTTTTCGACCGTGAACGCGGCATTGATTACTTCGGCACAGTGCTAGTAAAGAACCCTGACAAGATTTTGATTGAATCGCTTTTGCGTGCGTCTGTGAGCGAAGTTCGCGACATTATCCAAGTGTTAGACTTACAGCTAGCCATGGATCACCAGAACCGCAAACTGTCGGTTTATCTAAACGTGTTAACCCCTTATGGCGAACTGACACTAGAGACCTTTTTAAATGACAACGTACGGCGTAACTCCTAAAGGATTCGTAAAGCCGAGATTGCCGGAACTGCGCGCAGAAATCATCAACGATATTCAAGCGCGTTTGTCGGCACTTGCAGGGCGGGCGGTGACTATCGAAACGGCGCCTAACTCTATCAACGGGGTTTATATCGACTCAAACGCCGAGCGATACGCCGCGCTTTGGGAACGCGCCGAAGCCCTTTATCTTGCCATGTACCCGCGCAGTGCCGAAGGCGTGAATCTGGACAACGCCGCGTCGTTTACCGGTGTGGAAAGGCAGGATGCGTTGCAGGGTATCGTTTACGGCCTGATTTCGGGCGCAGTCGGCACGCCTGTGCCTGCAACTTTTCAAGTTAAAGACACCGTGAGCCAACGCGTTTTTCAACTGCGCCAGCCTGTCACTATCACAACGACCAACGTTGCAGCCTTCCGGCTTGAAGTGACTTCGATTGTCGCAAACCAGAATTACACGCTGACCATCAACGGACAGCAAAAAGTTTACTCGGCACCTTCAAACGTAAGCCTTGCCGCCATTCTTGCCGAAATGCTGACGTTCATTCAGCAACAGGGGCTAGCCGCAACTATTGTCAATAGCGGCATCAACGCGCAAACCGACGGCAAAAGTTACGTGTCTGTGGTCGTAGGCAACGCCATGCGCCTTGCCACAATCGAAGTGCCCGCCGTGTTCCGCGCTGTCGAGTTCGGCACCTTCGACGTGCCCGCAGGCGCGCTTACCGACATTGTAACGCCTGTCAATGGCGTTACTGGAGTGCGCAACCTGATTGACGGCATTCCTGGCCGGCTGCGTGAGCAAGACGACGAATTCCGCGTTGAGTACGCACTAGGGCCGCATCGCTTGGGCGCTTCTGGACTGGACGCCATCCGGGCCAACATTCGTGCAAACGTGCCGGGCGTCATTGAGTGCGTCATGTACGAGAACGACACGAACGAAACGGATGCCGCAGGGCGCCCGGCTGGCAGTATTGAAGCAATCATTCGCGGCGGTGACACGCAAGAACTTTTGAACGAGTTGTTTCGCGTGAAAGGTGGCGGCATTAAAACGTACGGCCTCAACCCTGGCAACGCTGTTGACTCCGAAGGCCAGTCGCACGCAGTAGCCATCACCCGTCCGCAGAATCTTTATGTTTGGGTATCTGCGCGAATTGTCTTGAAGGCTGGCAAAAGCGTTGGTTCCGAGACTTATTCTAATTTCAAAAACATCATCATTGACGAAGGCAACAAGCTAAAGACCGGCGATGATGTGATTCAGCAAGAATTCATCGGCCCTCTGTACGACAGCAGCGATGCAATTGCATCTGTTGAGTTGAGCTTGTTTGCGTCAACTAGCCCGACTTACGTTCCAAACCTTAACGAGTACCGGGCGGCTAACGTCACAGTCGGCGACCGCCAATTGCCGGTGTTTTCCGCTGGCCGCGTAACGGTGTATTAATATGGCCGCAATCAAGTTTAACGCGAAACACGTCGATCTTCTTTGGAACAACTGGCATAACCAGTTCAACACAAAGCCAAAACTTGAAGCGTTTTTTAAAGGTCTCGCAAAGCCCATGGAAGGGCTAGAAGAGGCTTACGCGCAAATGCTTGAAAGTCGCGGAGTCAATACCGCGACAGGCGCACAACTTGACGGTGTGGGAAACATCGTCGGCCAAGAACGCTACGTTGCCGGCGCATTTCTTATTCCGTTCTTTGGTTACGAAGAACAGCGCGCAACGACTGGCTATAATCAGGCGCGCTATCGGCGTATCGGTGAAAGCAACGAAGACGAATCAGGCAGGATGACAGACGCGGATTACGCATTGCTTATTAAATGGAAAATTGTCGTTAACTCATCTAACGGCACCATTCCTGATGTAATCAAGGCAATGCGCGCATTGTTTCCGAACGCCGTTAAAGTTAAAGTGACCGAACCGGGCGTTCGGCAAATGAACGTCGAAGTTATTACGCCGACAACCCCTAACCCTATCTTTGCCACAAACCTTGAAGCGTTTGTGCCTAAGATGGGCGGAATCAGAGTAACCGCATCAGCACGACAAGGGACCGCATAAATGGCCGGCTTTGACAGATTTAAAAAACGTTGGGCTTCGTCCGGGCAACTTGAGACGCCAACCGACAACGAAAGTAACTTAGGTTTCGCGTTCTTGGGCGATGAACCGCCGTCAGATGGTCTGCATAACCAAATGTTCCAATGGCTGGACGAAAAAGATAACTACCTTTTCGCGCAGATGGATTCTTTGGTTCAAGCCGTATTAAAAGGGCCGCTTACACCAACAAACACCGATGCACTTCGCGACGCAGTGACCAAAGCTGCGACGACTTCGGTTGCAGGTATTCAAGAGAACGCCACCAGCGACGAAACGCTGGCAATGTCGGCAGATAACCGCACTGTAACGCCGGCCTCGCTCAAAGCGCTTATTGACTCGCTGACGCAAGCCGTTGCCGGGTCGGTGCCTTCGGGCGCCGTGATTTCGTTCGCACGCGCTACCGCCCCTGTGGGGTACTTGGCGTGCAACGGTCAAGCCGTGAGCCGCACCAAATATGCTTCGCTGTTTAACGCCATTGGAACCGCGTTCGGCGCAGGCGACGGGTCTACGACCTTTAACGTGCCTGACCTGAAAGATAAGTTTGTACGCGGCTGGTCCGGCACCACTGCGCGTGCCCTGGGTTCTGTACAAGAATCTTGCAACAAAGCGCACTCACACGGTTACACCATGGGCGCGGCAGGCGGTGTGACGCCCACGGCTTCTATGGACTCGCAAGGCTCGCACACGCATGCGGCATATACTGCCGGCGCAGGTGCCCACAGCCACAGCGGCGGGACCGATACGCAAGGCACGCACACGCACCCTAACGGTGATTATGGCGCAGGGTCCGGCACCGGTGATTGGCGTGTGCACATGACACGCCCGGCAGGCAACCACTCGCACAGCGCGTGGACCGACGCGCAGGGGCAACATAACCACCAAGTAAAAGAGGGTGCTGTAGGTACATCTGGCAGCGACGAAGTTCTAACGTCGGGCGATGATATGACTCGGACCGTTCAAAACTGGTCCACCACCACAGCTAACGGAAACCATGCACACAACGTAGGCGTAGGTGCTGTCGGCGATCACCAACACATTGTAGTTATTGCAGAAGCTGGGGCACACGCACACAGTTTCAGCACTTCCGGCGTTGGCGATCACACCCACAATGTTAGCGTAAGCACTGCCGGCCAGCATCAGCACGCTATCACTGTGGCAGCTATTCCGAGCCATACGCACACGCTGACCATCAACAACGACGGGGAGCCGGAAGCTAGACCAATTAACGTCGTACTTCTGTATTGTATCAAGGAATAAAAAGGCTATCATTACGGCACCGTCCCGGTGACGGACTAGAAACCTATAACCGACGGTGCCTGAATGAACATGCCTGATTTTACGTTCTTAGGTCAATATCAATGGGTCGCGGTACTTGCGGTCGCAATTGGTCTTGGCTGGTTTTACAATCGTAAGGCAAACAAGGAAGACCGCTTAGAAGAGGAAAAAAGCGACGTTCTAGAAAAGTTGCTCAATACCGAACGCGAAGACCACTTGCGAACTAAAGCGGAACTTAAAGACGCGTACATTAAAATTGTGCAACAGATTAACGACTTCGGAAAGATGACGCAAGAAAACGCGACACTTGCCGAGCGTATGCAGCACATGCAAAAAGAACAACAGCGCATGTCTGATGTCGTAGAGCGTCAAAGTGCAACAATACAGGAACAAAGTTCAAGGATTGAAACTCTTACAAGACAGGTTCAAACCCTGACGGCACAACTCACAGAGGCGCGAGCCAATGACTAGCCCCAACGGCGACAAAATACGGGACCGCACCAAAAAGCATTGGAAAGAACGCGGAAGCATTCTTTTGCTTGCATTAGTGGCTGCGGCGTTCTTCGTGGCTGGCAGCGGGTTTCAAGGCTACTTGTCCCACAATATTTTCGTAGAACAGCAAGCGGCGTTCGACCGTAAAGAGGCGGACTACCGCTGGCGCAATCGGCAGCTTAATGACCGCTGGATGCAGCTTGCCCCGGACGTGCGCCAATCGGCGCTAGCAGCGCAGGAAGCGGCAGTTCATGCAAAAGACGCAGCGGATCGGGCCGGCGATGCTGCGACCACCCTTAAACAAGTAAAAGAGGCGCAAGAAAATGGCGAAGATTTCAGACCGTAAAGCGGGCGGGAAAAACGTCACTCGTTTTCTCGACACCATCGCTTACGCCGAAGGCACCAGCAGAAGCCGCTTCACCAAAGATGACGGATACGACGTAATCGTTAACGGTATCGGTGGCGAGCCGAAGACCTTCGACGACTACAGCAAGCATCCTGGCGTTTTGGTGCAAGTGCGAAAAGACCTCAAGTCGACCGCTGCCGGACGCTATCAGATTCTCGAACGCTACGCAAAAGCGTACGCCGTCACCCTCAACCTGAAAGACTTCGGGCCAGAATCGCAGGACGCGATAGCGATTCGCATGATTAAGGAACAAGGCGCGTACGATGATGTCATGGCCGGCAACTTCGCAAGCGCCGTCGAAAAGGTATCGAACATTTGGGCGAGTCTGCCTAACAGCCCTTACGGCCAGCGTGGCGCCCATGCGTACAGCATGGCCGACCTGCAAGCCTACTACGTTAAGGCTGGGGGCGAAGTCGCCGCCTAGTTCCCAGCTAGGGCCACGGACGGCCCGCCTTCTCTGCCCCGCCCTGCCCCGCCCTGCGACGATCTACCCCCGCCCCGCACCTACCCTACCGCCTCGGAATGTCGTAGCCCCCCACGGCCTCATGCTTCGCCCCTACGCTGCCCCAATTCGGGCCAAACTCGCCATCTGCGATGACCGGGACGTTGAAACGCACTGCGCTTTCCATGACTTCGCGCATGTACTGGAACGCGTCGTCTGCGACTGCGCCGCCAGGATCGGAAAAGTCTAGTTCGTCATGCACGATCAACAGCGGACAGCCGATGTAGTCGAAAACGCCAGAGTCGAGAAGTTTTAGCAGCGCCATTTTCATAAGGTCCGCCGCAGAGCCTTGCAGGCGACGGTTTAGCGCCTTGTGAGTGAACGACCGCGACACAGCGCCATACCGAATAATCGCTTGATCGTACGGCAGCGCTTGCGCCTTCGGGTCGAATTTGAGCGGCCCCCAATCATTAAAGTGCGCTACCCGGCCAAGTACCGTACGCACTGCGCCAGTCTGCCCCGCCATCATTGCATAATGATCGAAGGTCGCTTTTACGAATGGAACGCCTTCGTGATAAGCGCGGAAAAAGTTCTTACCTGTGGCACTGTCAACGCCTAGCGAACGTTGGAGCTTGTTTTCACCCATGCCATAGGCCATGCCAAAGTTAATAGTCTTTACGAAAGACCGCTCCAACAAAATGCCCGTAATCGCCTGAATTAACTGGCCGATAATGTCGTGATAGTCTAGGAACGGATCGGCTGCGTAGCGTCCGCGCAGTTCGTCAGAGCCAGGGCCGACAGAGTCCGAGGCAAGGCCGCGATATTCAATAGAACTGTAGTCGTATTTCCGCCAGCCTCGGTGATCGTAGTCGGGCACGAAACAACCGCGAACAATAGGGGCATAAATCTTGTCGCGAGAACTCAAGTTCTGCAAGTTAGGTGTAGATGACGACATGCGCCCGCCGACTGCGCCGTTTTCATCACCTTTCATCAAATGGAATTGGCCGTGTACGCGACCCTTAACATTTGATCCGAGAATATAACCGCCTATAAAAGTGCTAATGAGCTTTTCGACTTTGCGAATCTCAAGCACTTTACTAATCAACGGATGATCGTAGTTGCTCAAGTGCTCTTTATCAAACTTGGCAGGTACTTTTAATCCGAGGTGTTGGAACATGCCGGTAAGGTCTTTCGAGCTTCCAACGCTTATGCGGCGGTAAGCGTGGCGGATTTCGTCATGAAGTCCCATTGCCTTTTGCCGCAATTGCGTCTGCGCCTGTTCGGCCCTATCCACGTCAACGCGCACACCACGGAAGCGCATTTGCACGGTTAGCCGGATCAAGCGGCATTCCATTTCAAAGACTTGTTGCACGTCCCAATTAAGCACGTGTTGCCACAGTATAGGCCAGAGACGGAGCGGCAACGTCGTGTCGGCCTCGGCGTACTTACCGACGACACGCGGCGGGCACGAGTGAATGTGCTTACGCAACGAGCCTTCCGGCGTACCTGGGAACCATGCGCGCAAGAACGTGTACATGTGGTCCGTTTCTTTGCGCAAGCCAAGGTGTCTTTCGGCCATGGCATCTAGACTGACTTTCGCCGTGTCGTCGATCAACGCTTGCGCAAAGCAACATTCAAACAGGAAGCCGGCTACATAGACGCCTTCGTGCTGGAGCCAGCCCACGTCGTACGTTAGGTTAACGCCGACTTTCATCTGGTGCGGTCGGCCTAGCTCGACCTTTAGCCACGCAAGCACGGTGGCCGGGTCAAAGTTCCAGTTGGTTTCGTTCTCGTGACGCATTGGGAAGTATCCAGACCAACCCTCAACGGCCACGGATACGCCGACGATATGGCCGACGCCCCGTGCCCATCCTGGCCCGTACTTTTTAAGGTCCGGGTCGAAGGTCTCAACATCGACCGCGATTACCTTCGCTGCCGATAGGTCGGGAAAATAGCTAGGCCGCTGCCAGCCCGTGTCGGGAACGGGCGGCATTGTGCGCGCCCGTCCGATCGAACTGCTGGACCCTATGTCTTCCCAATGCAACCCAATCACTGCATCACCCTTCCTACGAACACGCCGCGAATGTTTTCGCCATAGAATTGCATTGGCGCCGGATACTGACCAAAGGCAATAGTATTCGCAAACGTCTTCAACAACAACAGGTGTTTACAAGAAACGCGCATGGGCATTGGCACGGGGTATTGACCGTCGACGTGCGCGCCTGCGTCGGCTTCTCGGCTGGTACTGATGCAAGCGGCGGACAAGAACAAATCGTCGTCGTCACCGGTAAAAACCGACATATCTTCGACCGCCTGCCAGAAGTCTTCGCCAATCTGCGGCGCGTCCTGACGCTGCATGAAAAACTTCGTAAGGTCGGGCCAGTCATTCGGCAGCACCACCGACGACAGCCAGCGTTCGCCCTCGCCGTAATAGAACGTAATCGACCGCTGGGAAACGGCGGCGTATCGGGGCGCCTCTTTGATCCGCACCAACTCTTTAAGGGTCGGTTCGGGAATCACTACCGGGATGGGCGGCGCGAACTCTTCGCCTAAACGTGCCTGTACTAGCGACACGTTGTCGGTAGCGCTCAAGGTCTGGCCGTCCAGCAGCATGCCGGATGCCCACGCCTTGCGATTGTCTTTGCTCACGAACGGCAGCAAGCGCTTAACCGTTTCGATAAAATTCGGAGCCAGCCAGAAACTAGCGCCTTCGGGCTGAATGGTGTGGAAAGGCTCGGTGGTGCAATCCACGTTAACGCGCATCTTGCTAGCCTTCACTAGCAATTTGCCGTTTTCCAGCATCGCCAGCGACACGACTTTGTCGCCTGCCTTTTCAATGGCTTTCGAGAAGTCCGGGCCGCGTGGCGTGGCTTCAATGTCGGTATTGATTGGCGCACTCAAATTGTAAACGGCGTTTTGACCGGTGATGCGCCCGCCCGACAAGCGAAAGTGATTCAATGCCGGGTTAAGTTTGTCTTCCCGACCAATAGTGCCTTTTACGAATTTAAGTGCGTCAAGCATTTTGCTTATCCTCGGTTATACGGCTTTGCCGCCTTCGGCGAAACGGTTTGCCGGCTTGTGGTCGGCCCTGTTGAGATTGTACGCCAGTTTTTCGGCCAGGGCATCGCCGAGATTAATGCCGGTCGCACCGGCCAAATCGAAAATGCGAATTACCGCATCGGCCAACTCGACTTCAAACATTTTGCGTTCGGGCAAGTGGTCGTCGTTGACACCTTTGCGCGCACCTTCGCACGCTTCGGAAACTTCCGAATGCACGAGACACAGCTTTGCCAGTACGAATTCGGGCGTGATTTCCAGCGGCTTTCCTTGCTTGTCCGACCACCACCCCATCCCGAACATGGCACCGTGACAGATTGCCACAAGGTCGTTTACGGCCATTGCCATATCGGCGCGCTCTTCCTCGCTTTCCTTGATCGTTTCGATAATCAGTTGAGCTTGATTCTTTTTGTGTTCCAGCGCGTTTACGTTGTTCATTTGTTCACCTTGCAGAGTTGGTTAAGTTCGGTTCTTGCACGTTGTAGCCGCTCATTACAAGCCGTTGTGCTGTCGGCTTGCGAGTTTCCCCAATCCATGGCGCCTTCAAAGTCGGCGCGTTCGAGTTGCGGTATGGGACAGTCCGCTATTAGCGCCTCATTTAACCGCCCGCATTCCTTGGCAGAGTTCGGCGGCGGCGTAACCTTTGCGGCACAGCTCGCCAAGGATAGGGCCAGGAATAGCAGTGCCAAGGGCTTTGCGAAGTTCTTCGTTTTCATTGCTCAACGCTCGCAGTTGTTTGCGGAAAGTAGAAGAGGCGGCAGCGGCTTTTGCATTGCTGGCCGTGTTCGCTTCGATGATTTGCGCCAGTCTTGCATCGGATTCGCGCTTGTCTTTCTTGAGTTCGTCGTAGCTGTCCGACCATTGCTTATTAATGAACTCCGCCTGCGCTAACGATTCCTTGAGCTTGCCGACTGCCTCTGTCTGGAAGTACAACAGCGCCCCGGCCAGAATAAGAACGAGCACCAGACCGACAATTACCTTAATTTGAGTCGCCATTTCCGCCGCCTATTTGAAGTTGAGTTGAGGCACCGACGCGCCTTCCAGTACGGATTTTCCGCCATCCTTGAACAGCACCCCGACGATTTCCGGGTATTTCTTGTTTGTCCAAACTTTGATTTCTACGACTTCGCGGAAGTGCTGATTCTGTGCGAATGCCTCTTGCGCGCTGATGTGTGGCACCGGTAAGTGCATGCCGCGTTCACGTAGCCACGCCATCGCCCGGCGATGTGGCTCGCTGCCGGCTGGCGCTTCCGGGTGTATGTATTCCGAAAAACCCTGCAAGCCGCAGTGATAAGTAACGCGCAGGCATGTTGCCTTGCCTTTTGCTTTATGTAAATGATAGTTAATCGTGGTGACTTTAAAATAATTGTATTCCGGTTCCGAAGTTGACACAGGCGAAGCGTCGCTAGCGGTGTCGCTAAGTTTCGAGCGAACCGGGAATTCTGCGCCGCAGTGCATGCAGACTGACGCGCTCGCATGTGAATACTTGTCGCATACCATGCAGCAACGCACAGGCGCTTCACCGCCACCGCCGCCACCGCCTTTCTTTTTCTTCTGCGGCATAAGCGGGTCATTGATCGGCCCTAGCCGTTCAATGTTTCGCGCATAGTCCAGCATTAGGCAATCTTGCTTCGGCCCTGCCTGTTGTGCCCACAAGCGGCCCTGCGCCGTGGTGAGGTCGTAGCCAGGGGCAAAGACTGGGCGTGTGCCCCGGCCCATGATTTGGACGTGAAGCGCGCTAGAATCGGTGGCGCGCAGACTGCATATCAAGTCCACAAACGGCAGGTTAACGCCAGTCGTTAGCATGCCCTGGCTCACTAACTGACGATAACGACCCTCTTTGAACTGGCCGAACACTTCCTTTAGGTTCACTTTCGATTTCGAGTGAATCGCAATTGAAGGAATGCCCATTTCATTTGACAGTTCTGCGATGCGTTCAACGTGCGAAATCGTGGTGCCGTACGTGAGCCAAGCGCGCCGGCTAAATGCAAGGTCGGCGGTCTCTTCCAGAGCAAGCCGTGTAATGCGTTCGTCCGTTACTTCGGCAAGCTCTTTTAAGTTGAAGTCGTTCCCGGTGTGGCCTACTTCGGACACGTCGATAAATGTTGTCGTTCTTCTACCGACAAGTTTCGCCAAGTACCCTTGTTGCTCAAACCACAGATAATTTTCGTAGCTGCAACCGTCGTAACAAACGTCGGTAAAAATACCGCTATCAACAAGCGAGCCTGTTTTAAGACGCCAAGCGGTGGCGCTGAAACCGACAACCCGTAAACCTGGGTTCGCTTTCATCAGTCCGGCAATAAACAGCGCATAGCGGGTGCCTTCTGTGGCATCGACCAAATGCGCTTCGTCGATCAATAGCAGGTGAACAAAGCCAAAATATTCAGGAATTTTATAAACGCTGTCGATTCCCACAAAGTTAAATTGCGTAACCGGGTCTTTGCGCTTGAGCGACGCCGAGTAAACGCCAATCTCCGCGTTAAACCAGTAGCCGCGCAACTCTTCGGCGTTCTGGTCCACAAGCGTTTTACTGTGCGTTGCAATGACTATCCGACACCCCGGAATATAGTAGTTAGCCCGCCAGCAAGCGTCGGCAATGCAGAAGCTTTTGCCTGTGCCAGTTGGAAGACAGACCAAAGGATTACCGGGACGCGAGAACAGAAAATTAAACAAGTTCTGTCCGGCTGTGTCTTGATAGTCACGCAGCGGCATTATTGGTTCACCGTGTAATCACCGCAGCCCATGCGCTGCCGGTCGTTGTCGAGCAAGTAAGGGTGCGACGTGTGCAAGCACTGCCATTGTCCGTTGTCGATTGCGCGCACGTAAATGCAGGAACGGCAAGAACGATGCGGCGGCGCGTCATGGTGGCAGGTGTCGTTGTGGTCGCACATGTTGCAGGGCCAGCCGGTAGCGATAGTGCTAATGCGGCGCGGCGGCTCTGTCATGTCAACAAGAGCAATGGCGCGTTCTTTAAT